TCAATGAAGAACCCTGCGGCTCTCGCCAATCCTGATGCGATCGAGCGCCCTGTTCAAAGCATCCAAAGCGCCCAATAGCGCCTTCGCCTCGGCTTCCCGACCGTCGCCCCAAAGACGTTCCGCCATCTTGTTCAACGCCTGGATAGAGCGCTCAATGTCGGCAGCCGTCACGGCGGTGCTTTCCTGATGTTTCTTCGGCATTGCCTTACTCTCTTCGGAACCTGGATCAAGACGCTCCACTGTACGCTGGGCTCACGTGCGAGCCGAGCCCTATACTTGCGCTGGACTTTCCGAACGTCTACCCAAAATGCGCCCAGGGAAATGACCGATAGGAAACCAAGGACTGACAAGGGGAAGCGAGCAATGAGTACGCTTGAAAGAGCCATATCGATTTCCGCGCTGGCCCATGAAGGGCAAGCCGATAAAGGGGGGGCTCCTTATATCCTGCACCCGTTGAAAGTCATGTTGCGTCTATCCGGTGACGAAGAACGCATCGTCGCGGTGTTGCACGACGTCGTCGAAGACACTGCCGTTACCTTGGCAGACCTGCGCGATGCAGGCTTCAGCGAAGCGACTCTGAATGCCATCGATTCACTCACCAAGCGCGACGGCGAAACCTATCAGGCCTTTATCGAACGCGCCGCACGTGACCCTATGGCGCGCCGGGTGAAACTGGCCGACCTGGCGGAGAACAGTGACTTGTCACGCCTGGGCACACCCAGCCAAAAAGATCTGGAGCGCATTGCAAAGTACCGTGAGGCCATCGATTACCTGGCAACGCAAACGTGACACCCCTGACCCTTATCACGAGCAGAAGTGGGAGATGATCCCCAACGCCAGATCAGGGCTGCACTTGCGCTGCAAGTGACTGGATCATTTACTGATTACCGCTTTAGTAACGTCGCATATTTTTTCAACACGTCAGATTCAGAGAGGCCTGCGACGATCTCCAGCAGCTTCTGGTTGTGCTCCAGATACAACACGTTGTATTTCAAATCAACGGGAAACGTGAGATTGGCAATAGCTGCTGCGGGAAGCTCGAATACCACCGTCACAACCTCCCCACGAGTAGGGCCTAACGTGCCTATTTTGTAGAACGTCTTCCCGTCGGAAATTTGTACATCGGAACTGCCCTGGGCCCTGTAGGACACCTCAAGGGAAGCACCTTGCTTCAAGGAGCTCAACTCTTCGATCGTCTTTACCTCCACCCTGAAGGGTGCATGGTTAAACGCCCCTGCTGCTTCGACTATTTTCCTGAAATCAGTCCGTGGCTGTTTCGACTCTTTGTACGGCTCGGACCAATTCATGTCCGCAGACACGATCAGACTTGCATCCCGAGTAATATCATGGTCTCCAGGCGTACCGGGAAGAATGCTCCTCGAAACATCCTTCGCAGCCAGTTTTATAGAAAAAACATCTAGCGTTTCATGGGTCAGATAAAATCTAAATAGCACATCGAGCCTTGAAGGAGCCAGAGAGTACGCCGAAATCGGCCCGGGGTATTCAGGGCGTTGAATTACATAGCTTTGGATATTTTTTTCAAGCCAGGCAACTGATCGAGTAGCCAGTCGCAAGGGTGCCTTGCTTTTAGAAAACTGCGCATAATCATACAAGGCAATGGTTGCAATCAAATTACCATTCAGCACCGCAATCCGTTCGTTTACCGGATACTCTTCAAACAACACATCCTTGCCAACAGTCCTGGCAAAACCTCCTTTGTCAACGGGCATCGAGTATGACAAATAAATCGCTTCAGCCTTGTTTTTGTAGTAGATGTTTCCCGTCTTTTTTGCCATTTCCATATAAAACTCAAGCGCAATGCCTTGGGTAAAAGCAGATACCCAAGGCGCCCTGAGCTGGAAAGGCCACGCATCTATGTAATCATCCATAAAGGCATAAAAGAGACCGCCATCTCTCATCTTTTCAAAAACTCTCAACTTTTCTTCACACACCACAGCACCGGCAAGGTCTCCGGACAGTGCCGCCTCAAGACCCCGTATTGCCAGCTTGCTTGGGGACCTGAAATTCTTTGTCCGACTGGACATCCCCACTGTCGCATCACACTCCTTGCTGGTTCCAAATGCCCAAGGATAATTGGGCGAGCCCTCTGCATAAAACTTGAGTAGATCTGACTGCTGCGCTTGTACAGAAACACAGGACATCGCCAAACAGAAGAAAAGAAACAGCAGTTTTTTTGAGTTTATTAGCATAGTCACGTACAGCCTTATAAAAATCCCACGCAAGATCATCAGTGCGCCCATTAACCACCCCGCAGCCTACCCCCAGCTCGCGGACGAAACAGAGTTGGTCCATCAGGAAGATTTGGCGCAGACGTCTCAACGCCGGCTATAACAGAAACCAGCGCGGAGCTTCAGACAACCCTACTTGAGCCCCCCATTGCAATTTTTCGTATGCAGTGCGGGCCTCGAATCGCCCCCTGCATTCCGCTCAACGGATGATAGGACCAAACCCCTCATTTACAAGAAATTTAATCGACGCACAGCGGTGGAAATCCCCAGAACGCTCCCAAAAAATCGATGAATTGTCGAAGACTCCTACAGCGCTCTCCCATTGGTAACATCCACACTGGCCTCATTGCCTCCAGCTGCTACGCTCAGTCCCGAGGTGCAACCCCACCATCCAGCCTAGAGGATGAAAAACCCGAAAGCGTGCACGCTAAGCGCACGTGACCGCAACCTTGAATGAGAAACAGCTGCCGGACAGCAGCTTGATAATGTACAGAGGACGTATGAATTTTCGGCTCGACATACAAGCTCTCAGGGGGCTTGCCGTAGCATTTGTAGTGATAGATCACCTTGGCTTCACAGCTTTGAAAGCTGGTTTTTTAGGCGTAGATATATTCTTTGTCATCTCCGGGTATCTAATTACCGGAATCATCGCCAGCAAGATAACCAATGGAGGCTTTGATCTTTCTGATTTTTACTACAGGCGCGCCAAACGATTGGTGCCGGCTGCCTACGTGACAATTTTAGCCACCTGCATCGGCGCCTATCTGTTATTAACTCCGATGGAAAACAGGAACCTGCTCTCTCAAGTTGCAGGAGCGGTGACCTACACTACCAATTTTGTTCTATTGAATCAGACTGGATATTTTGATGCAGATGCGTCCACCAAGCCATTGCTGCACTTATGGTCTCTGGCTGTCGAGGAACAGTATTACCTGATTTTTCCACTTATTCTTATTCTCAGCCCCGCTCGCCTCTGGTTGCGCATTGTTATCACTGTCTTAATCGGCAGCCTCTTAGCCTGCCTGTACCTGAAACAAACCCATCCCTCAGCGACTTTTTTCCTGCTGCCCACGCGTTGCTGGGAATTATTGATCGGCTCGGGCGGCTATCTGGCTGCCCAGAAATTCAACATAAAGATTCCCCGCCCCGTATTTTTACTGGCCATCCTTGCAGTTCTAATCATCCCCACGATGGAAATTAAATGGGGCCACCCAGGACCGGCAGCAGTTGTTGTATGCCTCTCGACCCTTTTCATCATCTGGGCCAATAGCACGATAGCCAATACGTCCATTTTTATCAGACCACTTGTCAAGCTTGGCGATATTTCCTACTCCCTGTACCTAGTGCATTGGCCGGTCATTGTTTTCGCACACGCGGTACTGCCTAATGAGCTTACACTGTTTAGTCAAATATCCTTGTTTCTAGTATCGCTGTTATGTGCGGGGGTTCTTTACATCTTCGTTGAGCAACCCAGTCGTCGGTCCCTGATTCCTCAAGCCGGACTGACATGGACGATAACTCTCGGAGCGGCCGTACTGGTATCAATCCAATACACCGCAACCCGACACAACAATAATCAAGTAGATTTCGACGCTTTGTTACGGCCCAATTACGGCCTTGATAAAGCTTGCGACAACTATCTGTTCAAGAACGATGAAAAATGCCGAACCTCCACCCCGGCTCGCAATATAGTCTGGGGCGATTCCTATGCCATGCACACCATCGAGGGAGTTAAGAACCACAGAAAAGGAGGGATCGCACAGGCGACCTACAGCGCTTGCCCTCCCTTCTTGGATACTGCGCCTTACAACCCGGCACGAGCAGATGCAGGGAAGCTAGCAAATTACTGCATAGCATTTAACGACACTGTATTTTCTGCGATCAAAGCAGACAAAACCATTGAGACGGTCATCCTTGCCGCCTCTTTTTGGCAATACACCGTGCCCACCAACAAAATGCTGACAAGGGACGAACAAGACAAGGGTTCGACTCGCATAGTGCCTACAAGCCTTGATCAAGTTGAAAATGACCTGGGCAGGACCATCAGCGAGCTTAAGCGGATCGGCAAAGAAGTCATCGTCATTGGCCCACCTCCCTCCGTAGGCAATGAAAATATCAGCTGCATGCAGCAGCAGCTGTCCAACAGCACAACTGCACACGACTGCACCATCCCATTAAAGAACTACAGGGAATACAACGCCGGCGTCCTTACGTTGCTCGATACCATTGAAACGAAATACGCGATACGGGTCATTCGTCTAAGCAATGCACTGTGTGATGACACGGTTTGCCGCACCGTTGTAGACGGAGTGCCCATGTACCGTGATTCAGGGCACTTGTCATACGTAGGTTCTGCAAAAGCTTTCGATATCCTTGCGAACACGAAAAATCTTTGGTGAAAGCCATCCTCGGCAGGAGCCTGACGCGTGAAAGCAGGCTCCGTGTTTGTTTGGAAAGCGCGATTTTACAAAGACGCCTATGGGCAGGTAACAGCCTTTCGAGACTGCTTCTTGGTCCACAGCAGACGACCGTTGATTCTTCCCTCAGACCACGATTCGGTAACCAAAGCGCAATTACCGCCCAGGTTCTCGACAAACGTCCTTGGGTAGCCTTCAGGCTCATCTCCACCAAGACGCATCCAGTTCGGATCGGTCGAAGTCACTGTTTGATAAGGCATGCAGGCTACCAGTGTGACCAACAAAAGAGCCAAAACTACTTTTCTCATACCAGTCCAACCCATTCGGCAACAGACAGCTTTATTGCCATCCGGCCATCTTGAAAACAGCCACCACCTGAACGGGCATTCGCAACCCCATCGATCTTGTGACAGCGCTATTTAAATCCCCTGGCAACTGGCCTTTCGTCCTTTGGGAGGAAGAACGCGACGCACACGCTGCGTAACGCCTCCACACCACCGCCCGGGCCTTGCCCGGCAAGGAAGACCGCATAGCTGAATACCTGATGGGGCCGACCAATAGTGCGCCAGGTCAGGCTGGCTTTAGGTTGCTTTCATTTGTCGAGATTTAGCATCTCGCACATCCGCTCCCCTAACATTCCACGTAACCACGCACTATGAAACTCAATGTTTTCCAGCGAGGTACCGTGCGCTAACGGGTATTCGAAAACCTTACCCTTCGCCCCCCGATAAGCGACGAGAAAATAGCCATCGTGATCAAACGCTGCGAGCACGCAAGGACGGATGTGAATGATTTGGCTAAATGGCACGCGCACTTCAGTGGCTTTTAGGCCACGACGAGTGATGGTGAGGGTCAACATCTGCTGGTTTTCGTCAAACGTGAAAGCCCGCACTTGAGGCGCAGGGACAATCCACGCAAAGAACGCACCGATGAACACTGCACTGGCCAGCATTAACAGAATAAAGGATGACCCTGTGAGGCTCTCACCATGGTCAGGCTGCACCCCATGCATGACCTCCGGCCCTGGGAAAAGGAACGTCACAAGCCCATAGGCCGGTAAAAGCAGAAGCAACGCAAGAGAGAAGCCAAAAACGCCCATGCCATTGCTTTCGATAATGGGTATTTCAGGACCGTAATACCAGATAGGTGGGTGGGCAGTGCCCGGCACGCCAGCAGGTGCTGCTGTAACGCTAGCGGGTCTTCGATGATTCATCTGGCTGTCTCAAGGATTGCGGCGCAGACGTTACCACTACTAGCGGACAGCCTGGAAACGGATCACGGGACTTTTTTCAATATGTCGCCCCATCCATTCTCACTTTTCCGGGGTGATCAGATCATCACTCGAGCGGCCATCCAAAGCTGGCATCGGGTCTATTTGAACTCCAGCCACGACGCTCGCAAGAGCCGTGTAGGCGGAACCAACCCGAGAAAAGGCTTCCTTCCAAAGGCAACCTGAGACCTCGCCAGCAACCACCAGCATCATCATTTTGGTTGTGGCGGCGTCCAGCTCTAAAAGTGACTGGTGTGCTTCGAATCGAAAGGTGTCATTGGACATGGTAAACCGTTTGCCCCCCTGCTCTTAGCAGCGGCGCCTCCTGCCTGAGTTCTTGCGGGTTTGCCCCAACAGTTATACACCTAACGCTTCGTACAAGAACAAGTGGTTCGTCTATGACCAAGCAATATCCGGAAGGGAATGGGGGAAAAGACGATTGAGTACGTCGAGGTGGGCGCCGAATTGGCGTTCTGAGGTGGGGGTTTTGCAAGAGTTTTGCAAATGGCAGAAAGCAAAAAGGGGCTACCGTTTCCGGTAACCCCTTCTAGACCGCCCAGCAGAGCGGATTTTGTTTGGTAGGCGCGATTGGACTCGAACCAACGACCCCCACCATGTCAAGGTGACTGATAGGCAACGACAACCAATTGATTTAAAAGTATAAATACCTCATAGATGCGCCTTCGCAAACCGTCCTTTCTCCCTATAAGAATCAATAAGTTGGCGTTGTATATTCCTACAGTAGCCCCCCCGCCTCCGGCGTTCTACCGACCTAACACCACTCCCCTGCTACGCTGATTTCTACGAAGTAGGAGTCATAAATGCATAACCTCGATCTGCTCCCTCAACTGCTCACCAAGATTGCCGAAAACCAGCTCGCTCTGGAGGCAGCGATTATGGAATTGTCCAACTGGGCCGCGGTGAACGGCTCCGCCGTCGTCGATCAAAACGTCCGTGGGGCGTTGGCTACTCTCGAACGGAACGATGAATTCGTGAAAACGGCACTGGCCGTGATAAACACCCCCGAATAAGCCCTATTCTGCCGTCGATGCAGATTCAGGCGGGGCAATCCAATATGCGTCTCTCACCTCATCCAAGGCGTCCCAAGGCTGGGGGTGGAATCTCGCATTTTTGCAGTTCGGACGATGGGCAAATGCAGTCTCCCTGTCGGCTTCTGCCTGCTCTACACCGCAGCCTTTACATCTGACGGTCTGGTTGATTAGGGACCAGCTTTCATGCCACGAAACCAATTTTTCGAGCGGGGTCACTTCGTCATTACCTTTTCGCAAAACCTGTACAAAATATAAAAACACGTACAAGAATTGTAAATATCTCCAACGTCGCCTCTTTCCGCTACAGCTCGTCGGCTCCCTCTCGCCGGCATCCTCCTGACTCGATTACTGTACATATAACCAGTATCTGTATAAGTGATTCCTTCATGAACTTCCAACAGGCCAAGGCGCTAAGGATTAAGCAATGGCGAGATACGCTCGATGACCAAGATTTTCGCCGAGCGAACCCGGAGGCGCACCGCTCAATCCTTCGTGACATGAGCGCCAGGCTTGCAGAAGAAAACCTGATCGACAGGCTTGAGCAGTTCGACATGGACGAAATGGCGAACGCCGCGTACTGGCTCGCAATAGAAGAGCTGCATGCGAACCCAGTGGTCTATCGTTCCTCCTATGGCTACGACGTCATGCCCCGCGGCGGTGGGCCGAGGTTTGGAACTCTATTCCAATCTGTATTGACGCTCGACGAAGACAACTCGTCAGAGATTCGTGGGTTTGATGGCAAGATTTATCACACGGAGAACGGCCTGGAGCTAAACCAGGACTACCACCATCTGCATGGAACAGTGGAAGGCTTGGTCCTCACGCTGAAGGATGGTCGACAGTTTGACTTAGTCGAAACGCAGGGAATGGTCCGAGGAGTCATCTACGACAAGATTGATGATCCGGACGTATATCGTTGGATGACCGACCTTATCCAGGTTGCCACCGAAAACAAGCTTTTGAAGATCCTACTGAGGATCCGGCCTTTCTATGAAATGGCGAGATTCGTCCAATGCCCAACCTGCTTGGACCGGTTTGGCAAGCGCGAGGACTGTGGGCCCTGCGCCGGCAAAGGTTTCGTCGAAAAACCGCTAATTCCCGAGCAAACTTCCACAGGAGCAACGGTGTCATCTGTCCAGGACCAGTGCAAATGAGGGTGAGATATGTGCGGTGGAGTTGAGGCAGCGGACAAAAACCGCGCGTACGAACGGGTCAAGGTGTACTTCCCGAATCCAAGGGCAGCGTTTCCCGTGCTGCTTCCGGACGGGACAGATCTTGGATGGGTGCGATGGGGCCGGCGCCGAGAAGAAGAAGGCACCGGCCCATCAGGGGGGTGGGCAAAGCTTGAAACGCTAGAACGTGGGGGATGGGAGAAATATCACCCACGGCGGGCGCTAGGCCTGGTGCAGCGATACATGGAGAAGGACGGAGAGCGGGTTTCCCACTGGTTTGACATGAACGAAGGCTACGGACTGGAATGCTTGGTGCTGGGCGATGGCGAAGAGCAGCGCGTGTACGTTGTCACCACCTCCCCGCCCCCAGAGTACGCTTGGATTCATGACCGGTGGCCGATGATCGGGCGCATTCCTCCTAACGTTGGATATCAGCCCGTCCTGAATCCGGATTTTCCCGAGTGACCGAGTCTCCAGGCCTCAATGACGTGTTTTATTCGACAGAGCAGGCGCATTAACTTGGGGAGCATCGGAAGAGACCTTTTGGACCCGCCGGGTCCTTAAGCGCTGGCGCGCCAATCCGATGTCTTCGGCAATATAACGGGCCAGCCTTTTGAGACCGGCTTCGCCTCGATATTGGCTTCTGACTAAACCGACAACCGCAAAGCTATCACCATCTTCACCTCCGATTAATAGAGAGGTGGTTCCATCTGGACTGAAGGTGCACTCAACGGTACAGCCAGGCAGCAATTCATGCAGGGCGCCCTCTATTTCGTCTTTCGTCAACCTGTCCATTCCTTTGCCCCGGCCATATCAACGTCAGAATATTCTAGCCGCTCAGGGAAAGGTAGTAGTGGCAAGGAAACGACGAATATTCGCCGCACCAACTGCAGCCGGACTGTTTTCACCTTCCTCCAGATATTCCTTTTGCATACGCCTGGCACGCCTTCAGCGCGATCAGCCCCCGGTCGCCGTCGTCGGTGATGGCGATAATTCGTTGAGCATGCGCTGGGTCAAGTTGGGCTCGACGGGTTCCATGAGCCACGCCGCCGGCGCCGGCGGCGGCAGGCACTGGGCTGCAACTGGCTGGATCCGTGGTGTCGAGAAGGACTGACAACCGCAAATCAGAAGTGGCAAGGCGATCGCGCAGGCGATCCTGTTGTTTTTCAGCATCGCTCAATTCCTTGTAGTGGGTTTGTTCACTGGCTGACAGCTGCTGCTCCAGGGTCAGGCGCTTATCCTGCTCGGCACGGGCCTGGGCCGTGGCGGCGCTACTGATGCTGGCCAAGTCCGCCTGGTGCAAGCCGGCCTGCTCGGCGAGCTTCTTGCCCATCCGCCATTCCTGCACCTGCCAGGTCACGCCCGCGGCGCCGAGCATCAGCGCCAGGGCCAGCACCACTAGGCCGGCCAGCTTCTGCACCGGCGTCATGCGAGAGCCCGCCGCACTCCCTCAGCCAGCACCGCGTCAGGGTAGGCATACCCTGCGTTCTCGTGATGGATGATCGCTTTGATGAAACCCGCCATAACCGCCGACTGGCTCAGGTCCACTTCGGCCCCGGGCCGGGTACCGGTGTTCGACTCCACCGCGCGCACATAGGCAGCCGTGTCGTTCTCCGTTGACGGTGCCCAGCGGCTGATGATCGCCTTCACCGTCTTGAGCCCATGCTTGCGCTGATACGTCAGCAGCAGCTTGCCCAGGGCGCGGATACCATTCTCCGGTGTATCGAACCGGGCAAAGCGCTTCTCGATCGCCGGATACGGCGGGAGCTGCCCTTGCCACTGGTTGGCCGGGTTGTAATCAATGTTGCCGGGGTTGTTGTTGCGCACCCCGCGGGTTTCGGTAGAAGGCATGGCTTTCTCCAGGCAAAAAAATACCCGCTCAATGGCGGGTGGCGTTTGGCGACTGCTTCAGGCCTCGGGGAGCGTCTCTTCGCTCTCCACGGGCACCTCGGCCGGCTGATCAGGCACCTCCACGGGCACAGGATCTGGCACCAAGATGTGCAGGGTGATCATGTGCTTGAGGTCGTACGGTTGGCCGTCCTTCGTGACAGTGACCGTGAGTGCGCCGTCGGCAAAATCGGTTTCGATATCGGCCCGGCTGTCCACTTGGTTGACCGTGTACCCCCACCCATCGTCAACGGGCGGAAACGGCACCATGCCCAGGCACCCGAAAATCTTGTAAATGCCCTTCGACACTCGCTCGGACGTGACCGCGGTGTCTCCCTGGGTGACGAAGTCATAGGTCGCGCCGGATGCGCCCAACACATTGATTGCTGCTCTGGCCATATTCAAATCGCCTTCAGGGTGCCGTCGGCGGCACGGGTGGTATTGCCGGTGTGGTAGATCTCCGCCCATGTGGTGGCGGCGGATTGATCCTTCATGATCGAGCGGAAGTAGGCTTTGTTCTGCGAGATACCGAGCGCGAGCTGTGATTGCCAGCGCGAATCGCCGCCCCAATCGGATGACAGCAGCTGGACTGCGGTATAGGGCGCGTTGGTCGCGTTGCTCAAGCTGTAGAGGCCAGTGGTCTTCGCGTTGTTCGCGTTGCTGTTGTCGATCGTTGAGGGCCCCAGCCAGCCGCCCGCGCCAACCGCCATTACGTTACCAGCGGCGGTGCCGACGTTGGCCGTGGCAGCGGTACCAAGCCCGAGGCCGGTACGTGCGGCCGCGGCGTTTTTGCCGCCCGTGCCACCCTGGGAAACGCTGAGCGCCGTAGTCAGCCCCGTGAGGCTGGTGATGTCCGAGTTAGCGCCGCCGGCCGCCCGTGGCGACCAAGCCTCCCACGTCGAGCCGGTGTAGGCGCACGTCCAAATCTGGCCGGCGTTTACCGCAGTCATCCCCCTAAGCTCATGAAGAACAAGCGTTGTATGCCGCACGACACGCAGGTACCAGGCCTGGGTGTTATTTGGCAGGTTGGTGCCGCCGGCGCCCAAGGCGTATTCGCCAGGAGTTGTAATCGTGCGGACGTCGGTCACCGGCAAGGCGATACAGGTCCCGCCGTTCCAGCCAAATGCACCAACTGCCAGAAGCCGGCCGGCGGTAATATCCGTTGAGCTCGTTTGTACCAAGGCCGTCGCGGCAGACCCCAGGCCCAGGCCGGTGCGTGCCGTCGCTTGGTCGGTGCCGCCGGTACCGCCCTTGGAGACAGGCAGGATGTCGTAGTTGCCGGTTGTTCCCAGCGCTGCGAGCTTGGCGCCGTAGGTGTTCACCAGGCTGCGCAAGGCATCGGCCGAATCCTTGACGTAGCCCTGCATTGGCGCCAGCGCATAACTGCCGCCGGAAGCTGTCGCCCCCTGATACGGCGGGTCGATGGAGAGCGACGTATCGCTCGGCGCGTTGGTCACCTCATACCACCGGCCATCAGGCCCGCGGAACGCATCGCCGACCCGGCAATTCGCGATGAATGAAGTGCCGGTGCCTGTCACGGCATTGGAATTCAGGGTGACGGCAACCGTCCCAGTTTTATACCAGGGCATAGGATATTATCCTTAATTAATTAACGAAGCGCTTGGCAAATAACGCAGGCAGATGAAAGTCGTAGGGGTTACCAAATGCGCCAGTTACTGCCCAAAGTCTGTTGGAAGGCCAGTCCCACCAACTACCGATAGTTCTACCAACATTGTCAGTGGAAATCAGCTTCATGCCGAACTGGTTGATCAGCTGAAACTCAGTATTATCGAAAGCAAAATCAATCGTGTAATAGTTGTTGTAGTAGGTTGTATCGCTTTGAATACTTTTCGCGTAAGTCCAGTTCTGAGCAAATCTTGTGAATCTAGCGGCCGGCGTACCTGAATCGAACAGGACTTTACCAGCCCCATCCCATAAACGCATCCCAAACTGGGCAACTTGCTGGCCTCCAAACTGGCAAGCAAACCAATCGCCAGGTGCGAACTGACTACTCCCAACATAAGATGATCCGACGACGAAGCCAGTCCAATTACCCGGAGTACCGAGCGGTACGAATCCTCCGATTTGACCTATCAAACCGTTTCCTGGATTAATGAGCCTGACGAAAACGAGTGGAGGCTCCTGAGTTGTTACCGCTACGGGAAAGTAATTAACGGAGTTGATGTTTGCTGCAAGTGTGCCGCTCGCAATCACACACATTCGCGCCAGTTCCGAGTCCAGGACTACAGTTCCGCTTGTGTTGGTAAACTCAACTCCATAACTCATTTGAACCTCACAACAATCAATCGCATAGTTCCAGACGATACGTTCATGACTGCGGAGTTGCCGGTCATGTAGTTGTAAACAATGACGGTTCCATTGTCCTGCATGGCCGCTTCGTGCTGCCTCGCATTGTCGTTGTAGGCGCCAATAGGAACGAGAATTGCGACAGAGTTGGCTGTGTTACATCCCGGAGCAGAAAACGTCTGGCTTTGCTTTATGCCGCTGTTGGGGAACGTAACTAGATAACTCGCAGCGGCTCTCATCGTGAATGAGTTTTCATCCAACTGAAGCGTTCCATCGGCATCCCATACCCGGATCCCATAACTCATGCTGATAAATCTCCCCATTGATAGCGCTTGGCGCCGTTCTCGTCATAAACCTTGCCACCTCGGTTATTGATGGTTTGTCGACCACCGCTGCCTGTCGTGCTATTCAGCTCGAACTCACCCGTCACAAAGTTAAGCTTCAGCCCACTCTGGCCAGGGACATAGTTGGCTGATTGAATGCTTTGGGTGAGCTTTGCCACGCCAATGGATGCGTCCTGGATGAAGGCCGAGTTCATGAACACTTGGCCGCCTTGGACCGCGAACGGCACCGAGACAGCGCCGCCGGCGATCGTGTTGACGATGGCGAACCGGTCAGCACTGACCAGGAACTGGCTCTGCAGCCCCGCCGGGCCGTTCTCGATGCCCAGGGCAACCCCGGCGGTGATGTACTGCCCGGTACCGGAGTTGTACTGCATGCTCACTGACCAGCTGGCTTCCACCTTCCCGCTGACGTTGTTGATGATCGAGGTGTTCTGCTGGATCGCGGTTTGCTGGTCACCGACCGTGGTGCTCAACTGGGTCAACTGCTGCGCCGTCGCCTGCTGGTTGGTGACCACCACCTGCTCAAGCTGGGTGACGTTGGCTGCGTTGCTTGCCACCTGCGCATCCAGCGTGGTGAGCCGCCGGGCCGAGGCCTCAGTTTCAGAAGCCCGGACCTTCTCCTCGGTCGCTATGGCCGCGGTACTTGTCCAGCCCTTGAGCGCATCAGCTAGGTCGCCCTCCCCGTTGTCGTCGCGCCAAGAGGCGCGCAGCGCTTCGAAGGAAGAGGCCGTCGCTTCAAGCTCGGTGATGTTGACGGTGTTGGTGGCCACCTGCTGCGCCAAGCCATTGGCAGTGGACACCGACTGGCCCACGTCGATCCAATAGGTCGCGTTCGGCGGCGGCGTGTTGACCGGCACCTGAATCTTCGCCTGGAAGATCCGACCGTCCTGAACCACCATCTTGTCCTTGGCGTACACCTCACCCGGCTTGTAGGCCGACAGGCCGTCCAGCGCGTCGATTTGATCCTGAAGGCCGGGGATCAGGTTGATCTTATCGACGACGTCCTGGCCCAGCTCCGTTTCGCCGATTTGCCCCGCGATCAGGTCAAGGATCGGCCCCGCATTCGAACTGGCCTGCCCCATCACCCCGTTGCCAACCGGGTACCACGGTCCGATATTGCCGGTGCGATCCACCAGGCGCGCCCAGAAGAAGAACGTGGCGCCCGCCAACAGGCTCTGCAACGCGTAGTCGCTCTGGGGATACGCCAGGTCGGCCAGTTTCGTGGCGTTCGCCAGCACGTTGGTGGGCCCGTACCAGATCTCCGTCCGCTGGGTGTCCTCGGCGCCGGCCGGGAAACCCCACTTGAGGCCGATGCCGAACAGCAGCGACGCTGCCGTCAGGAACGACACCGCCGGCGGCAGACCTTCTTTCCCCTTGAGGTCAGTCAGTGCCGAGTTGCGCCAGGTCGACGAGATGTCGAAAGCGCTGACGGCACGCACGCGGGCCATGTATGCCCCTGCATAGATGCCCACCACGTCCACGTTGGTCGAGCCGGTGCGCTGCACCTTGATCCAGTTCCCGCTGTCCTTGCGCCACTCGACGTCGTACGCCACGGCCCCATCCACGGCGGGCCAACTGATGGTCATCGTGGCAACGGCCAGCCCCTGAACAACCGAGGAGGTCGACGCGACCGTCACGCTCGCCGGCGCCGGAACGACAGTGATCGGAATGACGCTGATCGGGCGATCCTCCAGGCGCGCCCCTGTGTCGATGTTCGCGAACTTGCTCGGCTCGTACTGCAGCGCGCTGATTTCGAAGTCGCCCTCGGTGGTTCGCTTGGTCCTGAGCACCCGATACAGCGGGATCGCCAGGTCATCCGCATCGAGCGCCCACTGAAGTTGCGCCCGGGGCGCCTCGCTGTATGCGACTGTCACGGTGACCGCTCGGCCAGCCACGCTCTGCACGGTGCGGCCTTCCGCGCGTCCGCCTGGCAGGTTGATGATCAGGCGGTCACCGGCCTTAGCCTGGGTATCACGGTCCAGGGTCACAACCCGCCCGGCGGCGGCAGAAATGCGCCCGCCGATCTCCCTGCCAGCCAGCAGCGAGTCGGCCACCGGGATAATGTGACCCGGGAGCGGAATCACGCCCTCCATGCCGGTTTTGAACGTGACGGTGCGGTCCAAGTTGTTGCTCAGGATCGCCCACTTGCCCCGGCGCTGGGCCTCGGATGCCCGAGTGCAGCCAATGGCGCTCAGCTCAGTTGGCCGGTCGCCATAGCGCCGCTGTAGAGTCAGGTCGGAAAACGGGATGACGTCGGTGTCGTAGTTGTTCGCCGGGTTGTCGTAGCTGACCAGGGCCCTGGTGTAGCGAGTCTTCGCCGAGGCGCTGCCGTAGGAGAACTTCCCGTCGATGACGTTCGCCCGGGTGAAGACGTAGTCGAAGTCCTGAGCGCGCGGCATGTCGGCCTGCATGATCAGCTGGCCCTGGGCCCAATAGGTCATGCCCCGATAAATACCGGAAATGTCCCGCAGTAGCGTCCAGGCATCGGCCTTGCCCTGCAGGTTCATGTCACACAGGAAACGCGGTTCGGTCCCGCCCAAGCCGTCCGGCACCAGCTGGTCGCAGTACTGCGCGATCCGGTACAGCTCCCACTTGTCGACCATGAACGGCTTGATGCGCTTGCCCAGGCCGAAACGGTCCTCGGTGCAAATCCCGTAGGTGATCCAGGCAGGGTTGTTGGTCCAGGCCTGTTTCATCGTCCCATCCCATGTGCCGGTGTAGGTCCTGGCGATTGGGTCGTAGTTGCTCGGCACCGGCCACCTCCGAGCCCTGCAATCCAAGGTCACGGCCGGAATGTTGGTGAACTGCTCGGCGTCGAACTCGATGTATAACAACGCGGTGTTCGGATAGCGCAGTTTTGCGTCGATCACCTCGGTATAGCCGGCGATCAGCATGGTGTCAGCGATCTTGTTGCTGTTCTGGTTCGGCGTGATACGGCGGACGCGGATCTGCCAGCCGGTGGTTGCCTCGGGCAGATCAACGCGGACAGATCGCTCGTATCGCGTGGTTGTCTTACCGTCTACAGCATCTGGATAGACCTGCTGATACGATCCTCCGTCGGTAGCCAGGTCGATCGCATAATCGATCCTGTAGCCGACGATGTTGCCCTCATCATCCTGACGCTGCAAAGCCGGCCAGGCGAAGCGCATACGCACGGCCGAGAGCTGGGTATTGGTGATCGAGCGTACCCACGGCGAATCACTACGCAGTTCGACGTTGAGCGTGGTTTCGTTCTCGACCGACGGGATGCCTGGGATGTAGGTCTGATCCACAGACCCGGGCCGCCAGTCCCACTTCACGTTTGGGAAGTTGTAGTTGCCGCTGGCATCCCGGATCGGCGTGTTGTCCAGGTAGATGCTGTAGTCGGTGGGGGCTTCGTCGAATTCACCCTCGCCCACGGCGATCAAGATCTTTGCCAAGTTGGTCGAGCGCAGACTGTCCCGGGCTTCGGTTGGCGACTTCGGCTTGCTGCTGCCGCTTTTCTCGCCGTAGATATCCATCTTGCGTGCTGCGCCCATACTTTCCTCCAGGCGAAAAAAAACCGCCTCATGGGCGGCCTGCTTGCTGCGTTCTGGTTAAGCCTTGTCTTCGGCGTAGATCGATGCGGAAATGATCATTCCACCCCACCGGCGCTTGCCGATGCAGATTGGTACAGGGTTGCCGCTGGCCGTGGTGTTCTTGGCGCTGCCGAAGGCGTAGGACGGGGCGTTCTCCGGGCCTGCACTCTGCTTGAGTCCGGAGGCCTGGGGGCTGAGCATCTGGATGACGCCGCCGGCGACCAGGCCGGCACCAAGCTGCACGGCCCAGGTCTGCCCGAAGTAGGTGCCGGCGACGATCAGTACGGCCCCGATGATCGTCTGGAGCAGCCCGGCCCGCTTGCTCCCCGAAACGACCGGTACGATGCGAATCTCTTGCGCCCCGCCGAGGGCAAAATCCTTCTCGGAAACATTCTTTCGGTTCCGGAAGATCGCGAAGCGCATACCCTTTCTTTCAAGATTCCTGATCGCCGCCTCAAATCCCTCCAAGGTGCACTTCAGCGCCTTGAAGGCCTCGCCCACGGATCTGCTGCCGAGCTCACGATAATGAACCCGGCCAAAGAGCTTGATAAGCGGGCCGGAAAGAAGAATGGTGGTCATGGCTTGGTTGTTGCTGAGCGTGGCCGCCAAGGCTTTTTCTCCGGTCGTAAAAAAACCGCCCGGAGGCGGCTTCTTGTCATTGCATGGTGGGTGATAAATCCATGCTCATCGCTGAGTCTATGGATATCCTGAATTTCTTGGTGCTGCCGGACTTGATGTTGGTTTCCCGCTCTTTTAGGCCGCTGCCACAGGACGATGCCGAGACAATGTGCTCGCCTGGAGAAACCCGAAATTTCGCGGTCTCGCCCGAACCAATTTCCGCCGCTCGTCGCCCGTCGATGCTCACTGTGGTATTGCAACCGCCGCCCACAAAGCCTTTGTCTCGGGTTACAACCAGTGTTGAATCGCCGTTTGCTGGGACCTGGTACGCGAAAAGCCTTGATGCCGGCACTGGGTCCGCCTCGCTGGACGGTACTGGGGAGGTCGCACACCCAGCCACCAAAGCAACAGCTACCGCGCATACAAAAAATCTCATGGGGTCACTCCTGTGGAAGATAGCTCCAAGATAACATTGCTGGCGACTTACGAGTCCATTGACGAAAAGGGCCTCCCCTCCATACCCAACTGCAAGGACCGCGCACGATGACTGTCTTCAAAACGCATCTTTCAAAAGGAATTATTGCAATAATCGCCGCCATCGGCGGAGCTGGCTTAGAGGCAACGACCGACCTGATCAAAAAGAATTTCGAGCCTGCGCTCGTGAGCGTTAGGAACACTGTCGAAGACTGGCTCGATCCGCTTCCGGCTGACGCCCTGATTGGTATCAACCTGATGTTCTATATGCCGTCCACATCCGCTGATCAGCCTTGGGCGGAAGGAGTGTCAGCCTCCATCCCAGCAAAGAGATGCCACGAGCCGGGTGGCCACGATATTGTTCGTGTTTTTGATGAGTCTCCCAACGGACATCGCACGAACGTGGTGATGATGATTTATTGCAGACCGTCAGGACGTGTCTCTGTAGGCCTCGCCCCGCAGAGTGGTGACATCGTGAAACTCTATGATGGGCGCTTCAAAGATGGAGAGAAAAAAGGCTTCCCAGGTGTAACTGGTAGCTACCACGCCGGCGTCCTAACGATGCACAGACTCGATGCTGTCAAGCCAAGCGGCCCGTTGGTACCAGTCAACAAATGCCAAATCGACGCTAGCTGTGACTCAAAAAGCTTCCAAACAAAGTAGTGATCCTAACTGCCCACTCACTGTCAGCTAGAACGAAAAAGCCCAGAGCGCGGCTGAGCTTTGTGTCATCGGTTTCTCTGCTCGATCACTATGGCCGCCGCCTCGTCTTTCGCAGCATCCTGCACCTCCTTCAAGCTTTGGATCATCTGCGCCTGCAAATACGATTTTGCTTGAGTGGTAACGTTTTTAGATTTTGCGCTGGATGCGTCAATAGGGAAGCTATCTACGATGTTGGCCTGATAGTAGCTCCTGAACTCTTCAAACTGCTTTTGGCACCTAAAATTCGAGGCGTCTGCAATCTCAGTCGGGGATGCGCCTGGGCCAGAGTGAGCACGAGCATATGACTCTACACATTCACGATAAGCGAGAGCCCGAGTAAGAACCTGCACCTTAAAGTCGTCAGACGCCATCGCCGTTGACGGTGTCGAATAAGATGCAGCCACCGCTACAGCTGCTATCAAAATCCGCATGTCGCTCCCTCAGTGAAAAACCCGATCTTTCAGCAAGCACAGATCAGCGTCACATAGTTGTCGGTCGGATATCCAGCCAGCTTTCAGAGCTGCTTCCGGATATCCGATACTTTTGAGTCTCGCCCGCCTTGAAATCGCTGGAGGACTCCTTCTGTGGCTGACCAATCTGCAATGCACACAACCCTCTGCCCAGGGGATCACCCGAAATACCGTAGACGTGGCGTCCAGGGGACAGGAAGAAAGACGCTCTCTCCCCGGCACCGAGGCGACCTGCGAGAACTCCATCGATAAGTACCGCGGTGTAGCAGCCGCCTCCGGCCATATAACCATCATCCCGCGTGACTATCATTATTGCAGAATCAGCATGCCTCACTTGAAAGCTCAATAGTCGATCACTGGGTACTGGAGATGTGACCTTTGGTGACGCGGTATAGGTAGCACACCCCGCCACCAACGCAACAGCCACCGCGCCTACAAAAAATCTCATGGGGTCCCTCCTGTGGAAGATGGCCAAAAGATATCAGAAATGAAAAAGCCCAGCGGAGGGGCTGGGCTTCTGCTTTGAATCCAGGAACTAAAAATCGATAAAATCATCTGCCGGCCCTTTCGCGATGCCTTTCTTAGCATCGGTCTTCGCCTTTCTAGCATCAGCAGCCTGTTTCCGAGCTTTTTCAAGCTCCGCTAAACGATCATCAATTGTTGGGTCTGAATAAGACTGCATATCTTCATCAGCGTGATATGGATCGTTCTGCATGTCATCCCAAAGCTGCTCTAGATCCTGCACACTGTGAACCCGCAGCTTCGCGTTTTTCTTGATCCAGGCCTCACGATACTCTTCCATCTCTTGTTCGGCCTGCTCCACCATTTCGTTGCTGCCGTACCCCATTGAATCTACCTCGCCGCTGGTGGATATAACAGCAATATACGGGTTGGATCCAAAGAGCGTCTAGATGTACGGATGTCCAGTAACGCCCCGCCCCGCTCCGATAGTAGCCTCTTGCCCTCACGCAACGGATTCCCCAGTCCTTCGCCTGCAAACCCAAGGACTGGGATTGCGCCAATGTCGGCGCTTTTATGACCTGGAGGTCAATGTGGCATACGACGTAACTCAAAGTGAGCTGAGGGCTCTTGATGCAGCTTTTCAATGTCTCGCCGCCAGTCTGAAGCATGCTGGTGTTTTGGATGAAGACCTGTACGTGGCGCGTCTCGAGTCGCATATTTCTGGCGACTATCTGATCGCGGACAATAAAGAAATCTTCAATCTAAGCCTGCAGCGCTACATCGATGATATTAAGCGGGTGAAGGGCCCCGTCAAGTAATTTGGCTTATGAGAGCTGCGGTCTTTTGGTCGGCTTCAGCTCTCATTTTCGCCTCTTCATGCACGCATCCTGCTTGTTGTTTGCTCATGAATTCCTCCAGCGGCAGCGCCGCATGATTTAGTTAGTTGTGCGTCTCTGTGCCTTAGGATCAGGCGCGTCCGGTCGAGCCAAGGCCCGCCGAAGACAATGACCTCTGACGGCCGGCCGTACAGGTGGTGCAGCAGGAAAGGTCCGGGGCCGAAGGTCTCGGTAGCTTCGCCGGGCAACCCTGGATCAGTTCCGAGGAAAATTCCTGCGTGGTTCGGGTGCACTGTCCGGCCAACTTCCATCACGACCATGTCGCCGCGCTGCGGCTGATCGACCCGGTAGAAGCCGGCGGCCTCGTAGTTCGCCTCGTAGAGGCTGGTATTGTCCTTGCTCTCCCACCAACCGTCGGCGCGTTTGAAGGCCTCGAACTCCAGGCCCCACTCGCGCTTATACCAGTCAGCGCAGACCTGCCAGCAATCCCACGCGCCGTGCACGAATGGCCGCTTGAGCAGTGGCGTCTCGCCGGTGGGCACCACCGTTCTGAGGTCGCCCTCCGGCCAGCTCAGGATGTGCCAGGGAAGCTCGGTTGCTTCGCACGTGGCCAGGTCCCGGGGCGAAGGCCTGCTGGTGGCGTCCGGGTGGGAGTGAACAATGCCGATCACCTCGCCCAGATCCTCCGCCGCGGCGTACTCCTCGGGATCGATGCGGAACTCCTCGTTTGGCTCGGTTGCGGTGTTCCGGCACGGGAAGTACTGCTGCTTTCGCCCAACGGCCAGCAGAAGCCCGCAGCACTCGGCTGGGTAGGTTTCCGCAGCGTGAGCCTGGATCGCGCTCAAGATGTGTTTGCGCATGGTCAGCTCCGGGCTATCAGGGAAACTGCAGGGAATCCGCCGAAAGGCAGCGGGTTTCCCTCACCGAAGCGTGGGATGCAGCCGCGGCCCAGGGTGGCATCACATTCGTCCAGCTCCGGGTTGTCGGTGACGACTCCGTCCTTGGTGACGTAGGGGCCGGTGTAGCCGCAGTTCGGCCCACGGTAGCCACCGGTGAGGCACCAGTGGCACAGCGTCGTGGCCTGGCGGCCGATGGACTCGCCGCCCACATCACCCGGGCTGGCAAGCTCCCAGGTTACCGTCTCCCCGTCCTCGTTCGTCTTCTGGTCGATGTACCAGACCTCGATCGTCTCTTGGGTTGGGTCGGCCTGAGGGTTGCCGGCGGGGAAATTCTCGGCGTCCAGGTACGTGCCCAGCGTGTGACGCATGGTCAGCTTGAAATCCACCAGGTCCTCGAACGCCAAGCAAAGCGCGGTGATCCGGCCGTTGACATTACCGACCGAAAACGTGGGGCGAACAGCAGTTCCGTCACCGTTCGCCTCAAAGCCATCAGCCTGCAGCGGCCAGGCGCCGTACTCGTTGCCCTGCCACCAGATGGCCTTGGCCGGAAGTTCGTCCGCAGCCGAACCGGCGACGATCAACTCGGCCTCGGTGTGCGGGATGGTGTGCCCGTGGAAGCGCAGCACATCCGCGCCGTAGTCCGACCCGTCCAATTCGAAGAGCAGCACTTCACTGCCAGGCTCAAGCACTTGGATGTCACTGATCAGCGGCATGATTGCCCCTTATGGCTGGAAAGCCCGATTGAAAGTGGCAGTGAGTTTGTAAATCCCGCCACCGATTGGAGTCGGAACTGGATTGATGCAGGTGAACAGACCCAGCTCCCCGAGCGGAGTCGTCCACAGGAAGGCCTTCGCTCCGGCGTGCCGATCCAGAAAGCCCATGATCTCCAGCGCCATGGCTTTCTGGCCGATGACCGTTATCGGGTAGAAGTCTTCCTTGTTGTTAGGCCCGTCGCCTGCCGTTTGCTTGTAGCCGCTACCGAACTGCGAGGTCCGCACCCGATAGGTGATCTCGGGCGAGTCGCCGCGCTGGGTGGGCCAGGTGAATATCTCGATGGCCATCAGCCCCTCCCGTTGATAACGCGCCAGATTGCGCCGCCTGGCTGCAAGCCTCTGGCAATTGCGATTTCTGCTTCAGCCTTGGCCGCTTGCTGGATGCCTTTGCCCATTTGGGTTGTGTCCTCCTGGGTTGTGCCGCCAGCGCCAGAAGTCTGGACCGATACAGCGACCGGGAAGTTGTACACGTTCCCCCCGCTACCTCCTCCACCGCCAGTTACCGCTCGCACGCCAAGCTGGCCGCCGGCCGTGCGAGTCAGCGGCATGATCGCCTCTTCCCCGGCCTCACCCATGATCCCGATCCCGCCCCCAGCCATGCCGAACGCTGTCGGCTTGCTGACCACGGAGTTGGTGAATGCGGCGCCATTGGCAAACATCTGCACGCCGCCCGACCAGGCGCCGCCCTTGGCCTGAATGCTGCCCGGGGTAAAGCCTGATAGGTCGCCGGAGTATCCGGCCTGGGTAGATCCAGCCGAAGAAGCGCCGCCGAAGTACGAGCCGGCGGCGGATGCGGCAAGGCCGAAGAGCGCGCTGAGCCCTTCCGACGCTGCCGTCCTGGTAGCAATCCGAGCCATGTCCGCCAACACCGACTTGGTGAAATCCGAAAACGAGCCCTTCCCGGTCATTGCGAAGTTGACGACGGCATCTTCCATCGAGCTGAAGGCGTTACCGAACAACGCATTCGTCTGGCCGGCAATGTTGCGCGCCGAATCCAAGTAGTTGGCCCACGCCGATGTCGCGCCCTTTGTCCAATCGCCCTGGGCGGCTTCAACATCTGCATAGTTCTGGCGGATTTGATCAGTGGCTTTTTTGTTCGCATCTGCGAGAGCCTGGGACTTGCGAGCAAACTCCTCATCCGACATGTTTCGCGAAGGGTCGGACCGCTGATTTTCAAGTTCCAGCACCTGCTGGGCGAACCGATCTTGCTGGCTGTTCAATTCACCGTTGAGCGCGTTCTGGCGATCTCCCTGGCCTACGCCCAGCACGGCGCGCTTGCCAGCCAGTTCTAGGGCTCGCTGCTGCTGGCCCAGCGCCTGAACGTAGGAACTGATCGCTCGCTCCTGCTTGGCGAGTCGCCCGGTTTCGTTGGTAGCCAATACTTCAAGCTGGCTATCCGCATCCTTTTGCGCCTTGATCATCCCAGCACGCGCATCGGCGATCTTCTGATCCAGCTGGATGCTCTGCGCGGCAGTTGTGGTCTTCTTGCCCTTGGCCGCCTCCAGAGCCGCAATCTCCGCCTCGTAGGCAGCGGTTACCTCGTCGCGCTCGTTACCGATCAGCGCTTCGCGCTTAAGCGCATAGTCGGCCTGGGAAACAAGTCCTGCTTTCTGCGCCGCGTCCAGTTCCTTCTGGGCATTTTTGTACTCTTCGGTGATGACCGCCAAGTTATTCTTGGCGTTGTTGAAGCCGGTCAAATCGACCTGCGTTCCGGCGGCCTTCGGATCTTTGAATTGATCGTTGATGTTCGCCAGGTTCTTGTCAATTACCGCCTGATTCAGGCGCGGGTCGTTGGGCGCGACCTTACGGATGTCCTCAATCTGCCGCTTGTACTCCTTGATCGCATCGTTGCGCTTCTGCTCATTCGTCCACGCAGACTTGGCGAGAGCATCGACCTTTGCCATCGACGACATGGCGTCGGCTTGGGCTTTAGCCTGCTCACCCTCCCATTTGGCGATATCCGCTTGGGCAGCCTTCTGATCCTCCAGCATGTTCAGACGATTCTGATAGAGATCGATCATCTCTTGCTTGTTCTGAAACAAGCCAACATCGCCGGACTGCGCCCCAGCCAAATCGCGCCGAGCCTGCTCAATGTCAGAATCGAGGTCTGGTCGGCCGATATTCTTTAGGCTGTCCGCCGCCCTGGCGACTGCGTTGTAACCCTTTTCCCAGAAACTCAGGTTCTCCAGGATCCGCGGGGTGCGCTCATTGATTGCATCGGCATACTGCTCGGTCGCCAGCTTCACAGCACCGGCGTGGTCGCCTTGCTTCTCCAGCGCAGCAATCTGCGAATAGACCGAGGCCGTCAGGTAGTGATACTGCTCGTTCAGCGCTGCCGATGCCTTCACCGGGTCGTCAGCAATCTTTGCGAACTCAGCGACCGTTTCCTTGGCAGCCTTGCCGGTGGCCTCCTGCATCGACACTGCAGCCTGGGTGATGCCGAGAAAGCTGTCGCCTGCGATTTTGCCGTTGTCCGCCAGCAGGGCCAGTACTTCAGCAGCCTGCCCTGTCGTCCCGACGGTTGCGCCAACCTGGCGCGCCATATCCCCCAGCTGATCAGCACTTTTTCCAGCAAAATTCCCCGTCAGGATCAGGGCCTTGTTATAGGTGTCTTGCTCCTCGCTGCCCCTGTGGTAGGCATAGGCCAAACCGCCGACGGCCGCAGTGGCGAGAGCCAGCGGTGCAAGGATAGCGAGCAGCCCTGCAGCGCCCGTTCCTGCTCCGGCGCCCAACTGGGCTACGGCGCGCACACCGCTGCCCCAATCGCCGGAAGAAAGCGCATTACCGAGCTGAACGACATTCTCCTGAGCTTGCCGAGTGCCGAGGCGCAGCTTGTCGAAGCCGGTAGCGGTCCTTTCGAGCTTGTCGTAGTCCTTGTCGATCTTGCTCAGAGCGCTGTTGTACTGGTCCTGGCTGATTCGCCCCTCGTCGAGATGCTTGCCCAATTGCTCAACTTGGGTATCCAGTTTGGCCAGCGCAGCGCGAGCAGGATCAATGGCGCCCAGCAGGCTGTTCAGGGCCTTTTGCTCATCCATGGCCGACTTGGCCAGGGCTACCTGCTGTTTGTCGAGCTGCGCCGAGATCTTCGCGGCCTCAGCCTCTCCATAGGCGCCTGTCTTGGTCAGCTTCGCCAGCGCGTCACGCTGTTTCGCCAGGTCTTGGGTGGTTTTAGCGCTGGTGGACAGCGACTTCTCCAGCGCCTGCATTTCGTTCATCAGCGAAACGGCGGACTGCTCGGCCCGGCCACCGGCCTTCGCCATGTCATCCAGGCTAGTTTTCGCCTGGATTGCATCGGCCGAGTCGATCTTGACGCCGAGTTCTGCAATGTTCATCGACTCACCTTGAATAAATGCCCGTGGTCACGGGCTGTTTTCCCTTTCCTCCGCCATGACGCGCAGGGCTTCGCCTTCCAGCACCTGCAGGTCAGGGAAGATTTCAGCGAGCTTTTTCTTCTTGATGCCGAGGAAGCCGGCCACGTCGCGGATGCAGCTGTAGTCGAGACCGATTGCGCCGCCGGCGCCGGCACGCCATTGAGTGGACATCCTGTTGAACAAGAGGAAGGCAGACCAAAGACATGGCCAAATCTCAAACTCTTCCTCTACGTCCTCAGCGTCCCAGCCAAATGCGGCAAGCTGCTCTGCATTGGGAGGAGGCTCATACAGGGCGCGGGCGGCGCGAATCAGTTTCCCGTGCGGGCCTTGGCGTAAGCAGCCTGGTAAGCATCTACAACAGCCTCGGTTGTTCCGTGGCACGAGGTCACCAGCGCCTTGATTCCCTCGTCGTTGAACTCATCGCCGAACTCCCAGCCAACAACCAGATCCTTGATCTGCCGCATCTGGTTTTCGGTGTCGACAGCAACAATTTCGGACACGGTAGGCTTGTCGCCGAACCGATCTAATCCATCCTTGCGACGCTGGTTCCACTCATCGAATAGCGCCGCCAGCTCAATCCGGTTTCGGTATTTGAAGGTGAATTCAACCTTCACCGGATCTTGGCCAACTACGGGGATCATCACCGTGCCCGGGAAGGTCGGCGCTTGGGCAATCTTGAACTTAGCCATGATTAAGCCCCGCCGCCGGCAGCCACAGGCGCGCGATACGCGGTGATTTCAGCGTTGATGGTGAAGCCAAAGGAGACTGCCGCGCCTTCGTTTCGCACGAGCGTTGGGGTTTTGTTGAAAGAGGCATAGCCGGCGTAGTAGATCGTTTTGCCGTTGGGCAGCGACATGCGCAGGATCCGCACTTCCTTTTCGCGATCGGCCTTATCGAGCTCTTCGTACCAGGCCAGGCTGTCGTCGTCGGCCAGTTGGAAGGCGAACGCCTGCGCATTTTTGGTGGTCGGGATCTGCTTGTCGCGACGCGCCTCTAGCGGCGCATAAGTCCAGTACTGCTGCTCGCCGCCGGACATGGAGTTGCCGATCACCTGGTTGACGGCTACCCAGCCGGTAACTTTCTTCGCGGTGCCTCCACTGATGCCATTAGGGAAGAAAGCCACGTTGGAGGTGTCGATGCCTTCCAGGGTGAACGCGCCAGCGGCCGCGTTGGATACACGGACGGCTCGCTCATTGATGTCCTCCCAGCCGGAGGTGATCAGAAGGATATCGCCATTGGCAAAGCCATTGGCGGCGCTGGTAGCGACACCCGGGTTCGCGTTGCTGATTGAAGAAATCAGCTTGGCGGCAGCGAATCCGCTGGAAATCGAAAGTGTTGCCCCGTTGGGGAAATAAACAGACATGGGTTTTCCTCTTTGCAGAAATGACAAAACCCGCTCAAAGGCGGGTCCAGGATTTGCCCAACGGGCGGGTTATGGAGTGGTGTCGGACCGGTATGAGAACGATAGCGGTACGGTGTAGGTTGAATCGCCCGTGATGCCAGGGCCCATCTCTACTGGGGTCATTGGCGTGACGACAAAACCGTTTTTGGTATCCCGCACGTAGAGGGGGAAAAGTCCGATTAGCTCGTCGGCAATGGGATTCGTCTTGGTCTTGCCGGTGCCCGCCGGCGCGATGATGCTTACCTGAAACACACCAGTGAACAGACGGTGGTCGCCGCCCAGCGTGTTGCTCGCGGTATCGCCGGGGATCGTGAACGCTCGCAAGTAGGTTTCATCCGCTGCCGGGGTGTAGGCCATGTTCTCGAACACGATCTTCAACTTTTGCGGCCTGGCATTGTTCCAGGCGATGAGCTTGGCCTCGTAGATCGAGGCGATGATTGCATGACTCATACCTGGTTGTTCCTGATGGCCTCCTGCACGATCTGCTGGAAGCGTGCCACGGTTACCCGGACCATGCCGCCAGGGGCCTGGGTGGAATGGCCGAACTCCAGCGGGATCGCGTAAGGCAAATTGTTGATGATGTAGGCCATCTGGCCGGCGGTGAAGTCGCTCATCGCAGCCACCAGAGCGGCGGTAGTCTCGACGCCGCTCGGGTCCACCTCGTCAAAGGTGACGTTCTCGACTACGCCAAGCGAGATGTGCCAGTTCGCACGGAACCGCCCACCGACGTATCCCTCGGGCGCCTTGACGTCCATGCCGTCGTTGAGCTTGCGGCCTTTCTTGAGTCGCCCGCCCTTGGTGAGATTGGCCGGGTCACTGCGCAGAGCGGCGTTGTGGTCGTCGACAGCCTTGTTGTACCGGGCCGCCACAGCGTTCTGAGCCCATATCTCCGGGTTACCCACGGGAGAAATGCGGATCAGGCTGGTTCCCACCTCAATGATGATTTCGCGCACGCTGGCGTCGATGGCTTCGGTTGCTTGCTGAGCGAACTCGGCAAGGCTCAGCGCGAAACTGCCGGACTGTCCGGCACCCGCTAGGCTCACGACCGGACCTGCAATTCATATAGGACCGGCGTGCCGGCGGGGTTGACCTCTTTCATCGGAGGAACAATCGACCAAGTTCGGCCCTGGGCAACCACCTTGTCGAGCAACCCAGGCACCCAGGCCATGCCTTGCGCGGCGATCTTCAGCTTCTTGTCGCCCTGCCTGATGAGACTGTTGGCTTGGAACTCTTGGCCGGTGAAGTCGAGCAGGATGCCCTGGGCGATTTGTTCGACGGTTGCGCCTGGCACTTCAGCTCCCTGATTGGGATCGTACTCGCCCGGCTCCGTCCTGCTGATGATCACAGGCTGGCCGAACTCTGTGATCATCTCCATAGCCATCACGGCCATTTCGTCGTAGAAGGCCATATATTTACCTAATAGGGATTTCCATGACTAACAAGGAAAGATTGCAGCTATTGGTCGCGGCGGCTAACCGCCTCGTCAAAGCGTCCGCGGACTTTACGAGCGTTGACAAACTCCCGGCGAGGCAGGCTCTCAGAGAGGCCATTCGCGTCGCATTGGCGGGGACGTGCGCAGAAGAGTTTACCGATGAATTGATAACTCAATATGCCCGACACTACGTCCCGTTCGACTCATACGACTTCAGAACCTTGACTGACCTCGTGTCAGCGGCGACTGATGACGACTTAGCCAATGTTTTCGTCTATTGCAAAACCAGGCAAATGGAGAACTTTTGATTCAGGCCCTAACCGCAAACAATCCCCGTCGCTGGAGATAGTCGGCGAACTGGGTCGCGCTTGGCCGATCCGGCGCCGCAGGCAACAGCCGGCCGCTGGTGTTGGAAATCGTCGCGTATTCGCGAGTTACCGCACCTTCTACACGCTCCAGCGTCACGGCCCCCTTACGCTTGTCCGGTGGATCGATGTCGTCCTGATGAATTTCAGCAGCCAGGGCCATCTGGCCGTACTGGATCCGAGCCGGAAGGTAGTTGTTGGGCTTAATTTCGCAGTCCAGCTCAACCCCCCGGCGCGGCCAGGCCATCGCCTGGTTGCTCGACATCTTCCTGCCCTTCCAAGTCATGCCATCCATCACCAAGGCAGACCGGCGCAGCAATGCCTCTTGCACCGACTCCTCCGCAGGGATAGTCACGCCGAACTTGTCGGCGTACATGACCAGATCTGCGGCGCTCGCGTAGCTTTCGGCGTCAGGCTTGCCGGTACCGTCCTCAATGATGAGTGTCATGAGTTATTCCGCAGGAATGAGTTTTACAAGATCGGCTTTCGGGGCTTTCGGGTCGAACTCGACGCCTCGGGCAGTCAGCCAGTCGCGCAATTCTGCCACACCCATCTTCGCTGGATTGGTTTCGGCTTCGGCTTCGTCCGCTGCATACTCGGGTTTCAGCTTTGCCTTGGGCGGGCTATCAGCCTCATTTTCGCGGTTCTCGGTAGCGCTCGCATCGATGATGCGCAAACCGGCCTTCTTGGCCAACGCCTTCACGTCGTCTTCGTAGCGGTGGAATGGGCCCGGAAGGTACCAGATGTTTTTATCGGTCATAGCTGTTACTCCGCTGCGCCAGGGTGATAAACCCTGACGCAGTCATTGAGGGGTCACTTGGAGGCGTCACCGATCAGAGCGACACCGGCGGTGTGCTTGATGCTGGTGGCTGTCTTGTCCCAGTTGGTGCCGGTTGCCAGTTCGGCGTCGGTTGGCGACTTGCCGCCGGTGGTGGTGTCCCAGGTGTAGCCCTTCAGGCCCAGGCCGAAGGTGTAGTCGGTTTGCAGCGTGGTTTCGATACGCTCCTTGCCGTTGGTGGTCTGGACGTTGCTGATGATGTCTCGGCCGTCGTGAACCAGCGCAGCACCTTGCACCAGAGACAGGATGATTTCCTTGTTCGGGGTGCCGGCCTGCATCAGTGCCGGGGCATCCGTCACGACGGAGATCTTGCCCAGGATATCCACCACACGAACGTTGCCCGCCTGGAACAGCTGCTGCTGGTTCGCCAGGTTCTGGCCGACCAGCTTGTGATAGCTGGTGCCCTGCATTACCTGGGTGACCAGATTCTGGCTCGCATCACCGAACTTCGCGTGAGCGTTGTTCAGGGCTGCGTAGGTGATGCCCGCAGTAGCCGAGACATCATTGACCGCGGCGGCCTGGACAGTGATTGCAGCAACCAGAGCGGCGATCGCGGTGTTCAGCTGGTCCTTCAGGAGGATTTCAGCAAACGCGCGGCTGGCAACTTCAATGCCTTGCGCGGTTGGGCGCTCCAGCCAGGTCATCTGCGATGGCTCGTAGCGGATCGGACCGAAGCCGCCGGCGACTTTCACCGAGGTGTTCTTCAGCTCGGTCAGGTCGGTGGCAGCAACGGCTGCGTTGGTGCTGTAACGATCCACGCGGCGCTGGGCAGCAGCCAGGGTCTGGAAGAACGACTCCTGGAGGAAGTCACCGGTGAAGCCGTCCGGAGACAGCACGATTGCACCACGGCTGGCGGCGTTGAAAGCGGCGAGATACTGATCAAGCGTCTCGAGAGTCGCCGGCATGATGTACTGGTTGAAAACCTGCATTTGCGACAGGGACATGAGTTATTTCCTTACGATTGAGGGAGATCCGGGAACCGGCTCGCGATCGCGGCCTGTCGTTCCTCTTTGGTGCCGCCGATTTTTCCTTTTGCGGCCCCGCCGCCACCTCCAGCACCCGCAGCCCCACCGCCAGATGCCTTACTACCCGCGATCAACGGCGCGAAGGCCGAGTCGTTTGCGAATTCTGCTTTCAGCTCGTCAAGCGTTGCCGCCGAGAGCTTGCCCTGCTGGTCGAGAACGACCACAACAGGCTTCCCATCCCGCTGTTCGACGCTCAAACGGCGCTCGATGTGCGGCAACAGGGCTTTGGCGCTGCCTGGAATTGCCAGGGCTGACGCGATATCAGTTGCAGTACGGCCAACAGTCAGATCTCTGATCTGCGTGCTCAGCGTGCCGCGCTCCTGCTCGAGCATTGCGCTGAGCTCGGCCTCGCGCCTGCTGTACTTCTCGGACCACGACTTTTCAAGTTCTTCGACGTTGCCGGACTTGCGAGCTAGCTCTTCACGCTCGAGCCGTGCAGCCTCTTCGGCTTCCCGCGCCTTCTTCTCGGCCGCCTTCTTCTCGCCGAGCAGTTCATCAACCTTGGCCTTCAGGCCGGATACGTCTTCAGGCTGTGGCAGTCCTTCGATGCCGAGCACGAACTTGCCGTCCTTCTCGGTGTAAAGAGCGCGCACGGCTTCATCTACCCCTTCAAGGGTATCCAGTTGGAATTTCAGCATTGGTTGTCTCCCAGAGACGTAGGTGCAGGCCCTGCCTGCGGGCACAAAAAAACCCGCCGGAGCGGGTTTTCTAACAAGTTTCTTAGTAGGAGTTACTAAAGCCCAAGATCACTCTCAAGGCGCCAAGTATTTACTTCGTCCTCGCCAAACGGATAGTACCGCTCCGCTATTTCGATGCTTTCCAACCCCTTACCTGTGCCATACATCCAGGGGTGCTGAATAAAGGCCGTCAACATTGCGTCGTATATGTTTCCTTCAAGCCGGCCTTCGCGCACCGGCCTTTCGGTCAATGTCTTCAGCTCATCGCGTTTGGCCTTGCATAGAACTGAATCAGTCGGATTGGCCATGACACACTGGAAGATAGTTGACAAAGTTTCCCTTTCGAAAATGTTCAGATGTTTAACCAAGTTAGACGCTCCGTTCTGATGAGCTTGGGAAGCTACAGCCTGGCTTTTTCAAACGCCAGAGGCTCTAAAGCTTTCATCTGCACAAGAGTCAGAGGTGAAAAGTTACGATCAAGCTGCAGCTCGGAGAACCGCTCGATGCTAAGGCCGCCTTCGCGGAACAACTTGGCGCGGACCGGGCCAATGGCTTTGTCCTGAAACGCTGCCGGCTGCTGCTGTAGCCACTCGTAATAGCCGAGGTCTGCCCTCACCTGCTGCGGACCACTGCCGCCGATAGATGCGCGCGTGGCGTCTTTGCTGAACAGTGCGCTGAAGCGTGTTACCGGCACAAAAGTGGTTCTGCAGTTGATGTGAAATGGCGGCCTTGGCCCAGAGTCGAGCGGGAAACGGCGACCATCCAGTGACCGGCACTTCACGGTGGTCTTGCTATCCAGAGTGGCGACAATCTCGATCTGCTGAACGATGTCGCTGTTTTCCTTCAGCGTCTCCATGCGCGCCTGGGTGGCGACGTGCTGCACCGCCGTCCGGACAATGGCGCCGGCGTTACGGTTCGTTGTTGCCAGGATGCCGTCGTTGTACTGAAGCGCCTTGGTGCCGCGAATGTTCTTGATGATCTGGAAGTTGGTCTGGCCTTCGAAAAAGCCCTGCCGGATCGCGCCTGTGAGGCGTTGCCGCTCGGTGGTGGTGAAGCTATCAATGAACGACTCGAGCAGCTTCCCTCCGTCGGCACCGCGCACGCTAAGCGGGTTTGTGAGGATTGCCGCGCGGATCGCAGTAGCCCCAGGCACCGCCGCATCGAACGAAGCCCCAATCGGTGCTGCCCGTGTCAGGCTGGTTGCCTCAAATTCGGCCTCGTAATTGGCGATATCCACCAGGTCGAGGTTCAGCCTCTCGCTGTACCGGTCGAAGATGCCCAATAGCAGGCTGTCGACCTCACTCAGCAGGCGCTCCAAGCGGGCGACCGTGTAATCCGTCAGATCCGCCCGGGTCAGCCGCTCGCGAATCGAGCGGTCAATCTCTTTGAGAAATGGCGCAAACTTCGCCACCTCTCCCGACTTCAACTGCTCAAGGAAGACGGCGTGCCGGATGGTAGCGTCAAGGATTGCTTGGTTTGCCGCCATTCAGATTCCCCTCGTCATCATCCAGGTCGGGGCCAGGATTCTCTGTCTCAAGCTCGTCACGGATCTTGTCGTCGGTCTTTTCGGGATTGATAACACCGCGATCGCGCAGGTACTGCCAGAAGTCGGACGACGGTAATTTACCGCCCTGCACCGCATTGAACAGGCTGGCCAGGATCGTCGCGTCCAGAGTGATCTGGCTAAAGTCCTGGTTGAGCTTGTAGACCACCTCACCAGGGGCGTTCGCGAATTCAGCCATCCAGGCCAGGCACTGGCTGTAAGCCTCGCTGACGTTGCTCACGACCAGAGAGAGAACGCTGTGCTCGGCGGCACTGTCGTTGTCGGCCTGGGTTGCGGTCTTTACTGCACTGCCACGCTCGATCAGTCGAGCACCGAGCGACACCATGTCTTCCTTCTTGGCGTCCATGGCCTCCTTGGCAACTGTGTTTGGCTGAGCCTGCCAGACGCCACACGCGCCATTGACAGGCAGCAACCAAGGAGCCCGGGAGCCCAGAAATATCCCAGCCTTTTCGAGATGGTCGCGCCATTGCTCATCGAGGCCTGACATCCAGGGTTGAGGCTGACCCACCAAGTAGGCCGCCTCCTCATAATCCGCGCTGTTGCGGTAATGCCCGATATTCACTTCGGCCATGTCGTACAGCGGCGAATCGTCGATGCTGGTGTCGTTATTCTCGCTGCCCAGGAACTGGAACGGGATGATCCGCCAGCGCTGGCCGGAACCGTTCAATGGAGCGAAGGGCGCCACCGTCATCTCCGTCTTGCTGGAGCCCTCTTCCCAAACTTCCTGGGTATACACGCCAGTGGCATCCAGGCGCAGCACGCGATACCGCACAACCTGCTCACTGCCGAAGCCGTCGTCAGTGTCGACATCGATCTTTTCGCGCAGCACAACCAGGCTCAGCATGTGCTGGCCGCCAACCTGGCGCGTCCTCCAGTTGAGGATCGATTCAGCTGGGTAGCTGGCGACGTTTGCGCGGGCGCGTCCCGCCTGCTCGTCGGCCCTGCTTACGGTGCCAGACTCAACAGCGGCATAGTCGACCAGTAGCCCGTGACGACCGACCTCAAGCAAATGCCCGATGACCGACTGCGACTGCTGGTAGATGCTGACTCCCTGTCCGTCGATGTCCTTCGACACATAGTCGAGTGCGCCGGGGACGGTCAATGTCGGCCAGGTACGGAACACTGCGCCCACCAGGCTGTGTTTCGTGCGCCCGGTGGCGTTGTAGAACACTGCGCGCTTCTTGTATGCGTCATACCGGTCGCGATTGTCCTGGGACTTGTCCAAGGCATTCGGCCTGGGCAGGTAGTAATCGCCCGCAGCCTTGACCGTTTCCGAGCCCTTGCAGACGTCGCGCACCAAGCGCCAGCGGTACTGCGCCGCCGTGTACTCGGGACGGGTGAAAGTGACGTCCGTCATCGAGCGACCCCCATTTTCATTGCGGTGACCGGTTTGATGATCGGGTACTCGCGGTGGATGAAGTAGCCGCCAGCGTCGTTCGCGTGATCGATACCGGCGGTTTTGTCTGGCTCCCCGTTCGCCCCCCAAACCTGCTGTTCGAGGCCATCGGCATAGGTCGGACAGGTATATGGATTGACCAGGTAGCGGCGCTCGCCCTGCGCATTGCAGAAGACGGCGTTCATTGCGTTGATTCGGTCCTTCACTGGCGGGTTTGCCGCTGGGGCGATGACCGCGAACCCGGCCTGCTTGAGCATGGCAAGGTCGGTGATGCTGGCGTTAACGGACTTGCGCGAGTCGCCCGAAGCATCCGGGTAAATCCTGATCTCGCACGTCTTCTTGAAGTCGTTGCCGTCGTGCTGCCAATACCGCTCTTTGATCCGCCGGATCATGTCAGGCGTGTCGTAGCCATCAATCAGTTCATCAACCGCCCTGGGCAGCCCCTGGTCACGCTTGACGTGTGTGATCGCTGCCATCTTGCCGACGTTGAAGTCCATCCCGATAAACAGCGGCTCGCCAGGCTGGACTGTGTCGAAACATTGATTCAGCTTGCGGTCATAGGCCGTGTAGATCGTCCCGGACGTCAGGTTGACGAACTGGCCCTTCAAATACGCCAGGATCAACTGTGGCGGATACGACTCCATCAGTGACTCGATGTAGTCGTCCGGCAGGTTCAGCTCATTGTCGAAGGTGCTGGCTTGAACCAGGCCGTACATATCCTTCAGTGAAGGCTTGTCGCGTAGCTGCTTCACGAACTGCTGGAAGACGAACTTGAAGCCCTCAGGTGTCGTGGTGACGTCTACCCCGTTCTTCAGCCCCGGCAGGTTGTAGCGCATCCGGGCAATGATCTTGCGCCAGGCCTGCTGCGCTTTGACTGCGGTCAGCACGTCCAGCTCATCCACCAGGGCGTGACCGATCTTGAAACCAACGATGGTCTGCGGCTTCTCCATCGATCGGCAAATCACAGTGCCGCGATATTGTCGGCCGCTGTAGATGTGAACCTCATGGTTCGCTTGGTTGATCTTGGTCTTCAGCCCCCAGTCATATGCCACCTCCTCTATCGTGGGATAGAAGATGTCTCGAATCTGTGGGTAAGTCGGGGCGAAGTAACCGGCGTTGACGCCAGGCCACTCCATGAAGTGCTTGCTGAGCGCCGAGCATCCGACCCAGGTCTTCCCTGAGCCGAACCCAGCAACGAATGCGCGAAACTTGTGAGACAACAGGAGGAACTGCGACTGCGGAACGTTAAGGCTCGGCATTCGGCTTCCTCGCATCCACCACGTCGACCTGAATGCGCGTCGGGATTGCCGGCTCGTCGTCTGGTTCATCCCTCCGATGGCGATTCACGTAAACGTCCCCGACCTCCTTCGCTGCCTGCTCCAGGATATGCATGGCAAGGCCGATGTTTTTCATCGTCTCGGCCTTCTCCACGAATCGGTTCATGGCGCGAAGCCGGAACGCTCGGTTGGCAATAGGGATCTCGGCCGTCTCTTCTCGGAATCGCTTGCGGGTGTCGTGAAACAACGTCACCCACTTCTTCGCCAGGTCTCGCCCGGCACGCTTTGTCGGGTCCTGGGCCTCACACTGCTGGCGCGTCACCTCTATCCCGAACTCCTCCCGGACAGCGGCTGCAACCTGAGAGGGGGTGTCAAAGCACGCCAAGGCCTGAACGATGAAGCCTTTCACCTCATTGCTCAGGACTGCCATAGGGTAAATTCCGTCTTAGGTCTGTCAGGGGTCAGGCCAATCCGAGCAGACAGGTTCCGCAGGCCCTCGATATGTTCAATTTCCCCACCTCAGCAGGACTGTTTGCAGCATCCACCAACGCTTGAACATCAGGACTGGCACCGTACCGACGCACCACACCGACGAACTCTTCAACGTCGTGTCCGCGCATCTCAAGCTTAGGCAATCCTTCCTGGGTGAACTTGGGCGCGCCGTACTGATCCTTCGCCTGGGCGATGTGGTACAGCTCATGCTCAACCAGGGCGCAGAAGTCGGTGTCGCTGCATTGGGCGCAGTAGTCAGCAGCCAGGGTGATGATGTAGGCCGGCACATCACCGAACCAATCACGCATCTGTTGCTCCATCCGGGCCTTTTGCCAACCACCAGCGCGGAACGCTACCTGCTCGGCCTGACCCAGGACAGTGCGGCCTTGCTTGTTGAAGCTCGACGAGGCCCACATGACCCGGATGTCTGCGTCCAGAAGATGGGCATGGTCTGGGTTATGGATGCTGCCGGTATCGGCGAGGATCTCGGCTTGGAGCCACGCCCAGACTTCAGGGGCCGGCGTCAGACGAATACCGAAGTCGGATAGCTCTGAAAGCTCAACTAGTGCCACCGGCGGAAATGGCCTGTCCATGGATCACCTCGAGCTTGAAATAATGGCTGGGTGCCGGTATTGGTGAATATCCATTTACGCAAGGAAGTGCCAATGCCCAACGAATATGAGGTGCGGAAGGTTCCAAAGGTCGTCGTCCAGTCAATCCGTCCTGGAGAAGTCATTCAGGCCACTCCAGCAAACCAGTATTGGTATGTCGTCGAACGCATTGAGGATGGCGAGCGATACGGAGAGTTCGACGATGAGGCGGATGCGATAGCAGACTGCGAAAAGCGAAACTCAACAAAAGGCCACGCTTAGAGCGCCCCTGCCGCACTCGACTGCGGCACACCATTTAGTCGCAGACATGTTTTTTAATAGCACAGAGGTCATTTAGCTCGCCAGAGAAGCTGAGGCCAATTTGGGCGAGCTAACGATCTAAACCGCAAAACATATAAAAGTCAGTATTTAACGAGGACTTCAGGGTTGAACGTTGCTGTTTGCAGAATGTTCTTCTGATCAAACCATTGGCAAAAGATCGTGATGCTGAATTTCTGGTCGGGAAGCAGCTTTTCTTCTACTGGTGGCTCCACGTCGTCCACATAGGAGATCGTCATTACTGGACCACCACTTTTTAGCTTAACCAAGTCACCCTGTTTAAAATCCGACATCGCCCTACTCCTAGAGTCATTGAGCCAACAGCATGGCTTTCTGACAGCAGAATATCAACCTAGCAGTCAAGGCCAGAGTAAGACATCAATCAGCTTCTGCTCACCCAGGCGCATCGCACCGAGGCATTGCAGGTCATCGCATTTAGGACACAGCCCGAACACTGAAACTTCGCCTTTCGGGCCCATCAGGGTCAATGCGCCGACAGTGCATTCAGGGTGCACGCCTGCATCGAGGTCATCTGCGATCTTGCGCAGCGTCTTGGCGGCGTCGCGCCATCCCTCACGCTTGAACTCAACGAGCTTTGCGGTCATGCCTTCTCCCATGTCGCGATACAATTTGCTGACTCGCGAAAGGTGTCGCGACTTACTTTGACCGACGGTCGATCCCGCCTGGAGCCTTGTCGCAACCCATGCAGTGCTCGCAGTTCATCGTGCGGCAGAGCCAGGCCTTAACCCGCTGCCACCAGATAACCATGAAGACGTGGCGCAGCCCGGCAAGCGCCAGGGACATGTGCAGCGTCAGGCCAGCCGTGGTCGGGCCGAAGAAGACGTTCTGGCTACGCGTCATCACGACAAAGCCGCTGATGGCGACCGCCGAGTAGATCAGTTTGCCCAGGATCCCATCCCGCACCCGGCCACTGAGGACACACCAGGTCGCCCACAAGGCAATCAAGCCGCAGGCGATGGAGTTGATCAGTTCAAGATTCATGGTGGATTGCCTCCCCCGAACCGCTGGCGGATAAGCGCCCAGAGGTCAGCGGCTTTGATTGCCCGGTTGATGGCAGCCAGAAGAGAACCGCCGAAGGTGCCCAGCAGAAAGCCGATACCGGCAACGATCTTTGGCTCGGTGACGTTCAAGTAGGTGCTGACCATGCTCGTCAGGTACAGCGAGCAGGCAACCCCAGTGATCAGGAACACCATCCAGGCTCGCCAGTCGGACAAGTCGTCCTTGTGCCACCAGCTCGCGACTACGGCACCAATAAGGCCCGCGATCACCAATTCGAACCTGTCGATCTTGTCGAGCAGGCGCTGTAGATACTCCATGCGCTCGACTCCGTGGGCATGAGAAAGAGGCCATAGGCCATGTAATATCCCTTCACCAACAAACCAAGGAGAAAGGTATGAAAATAAATCTGGTGGTAGCGCTCACAGGCTTGATGACAGTCACTGCAGCGGTACAAGCGGAAGACTTCACTAGCGCAGATATTTGCAAGGCAGCAATTTCAGTTGAGATGGGGCGGCCTACCAAGACAATGAAAACGCGCACTGTCGACCCATACCCGGAGATTTACTACCGACGCCCAGACGGAGACTCGTTCAGGTATCGCTGCCAAGTGACCGGTGACCGGGTGATTTGGTCTGGATTCATGGACGACACAAACCAATGGGGCCGCTGGAGAAACCAATATTCCGAAGGTGATGCCAGCACAACTTATGCGGTCTCAAAAGGCTCCCTGACCATCAGCAACGATCAGTCGGGCGATAAAACCTTTAGGAAAAAGGACTTCTAAACCTTGCCCAGCCAATACAACATTGTTGTTGCATTACCACAAATCTGTTGTGTACTGAACTCATCCAAACAACCAGCGAGGTGATGAAGCTCAGCGAGTTCAGACGATGGTTGAAGGCCCAAGGGGTGACCTTCGAAGCAGGCAAAGGAAGCCACTTCAAAGTCACCACCCCAAACGGCAACAAGACAACCTTTGCGGATCACGGCTCCAAGGAGATGCCGGAACCGACCCGCAAGCGATCATTAAACAACTGGGGCTCTAAGGGCCCCCTTTGCCATTCTGCAAGCTGAACGATCACCTCCGAGGAGTGACCATGTACGACTTTGCAATTCGATTTGAACAGGATGCCACCGGTGTGGCTGTCTCCTGCCGGGACCTGCCAGAGCTGAACAGCTTTGGCGATGACGTCGAGCATGCGATCCGTGAGGCGATGGACGCTATCGAGACAACTCTGTCGCTGTACGTCGATCAGCGCCGGGCGATTCCAACCGCATCCGCTCCCCAGGAAGGTGAACACGTCTTCCACCTGCCGGCGGTAACCGTGGCGAAGATCGCGCTGTGGAACGAAATGATGGCGCGGGATATGCGCAAGGCCGATCTGTGCCGCCTACTGGGTGTTGCCCAGACCCAAGGCGACCGCCTGGTGGACTTCCTCCACACCTCCAAAATGGAAGCGATCGAGAAAGCCCTGGCCGCTCTTGGAAAGCGCGTAACGCTTACTGTTGAGGCGGCGTGAATAGGTGCGGATGGACAGGGTTCGAACCTGCGGCGCCCTTGGTGTTGGTCGTGGCGACCACCTCAGGCAACTAGCCATGGGACCGGCATAACCCGGAACTTCAACCTTTGGCCACTCAGTCACCATCCGCATAATGTGAGGGTCTTTCCCCTCCGCCCGCCAAAGGCTATCACGGCGCCGACGCCCCAATGCATCGATCTCGCCGTTCCAGTCTCGCGCCACTCTGGAAGTCAGGTGTGAACAGAGTGCGCGGGCTGCCGGTGTTCTTTCGTGACGCGTGACTTCCGGCTATACCGCGTCCAGGCCGCCCCGAAGGCTGTCCTGGCTACAGGTGAAATCGAAGCAATAAAAAACCCGGCTTAATCTCAGGGATACTATATTTCAAGCTCCATGGGGGAGATTGCCATGTTTAACCGTGAAGATTTTGACCGGATGCTGCGTGTCGCTGAGAACCACTTTGATAATTCAGAGATCGATCCGAAGCTTCGTGATGGCTTGATCATGATGATGAACGCAATGAAAACATTAGCGGATAGCTGCGAACACGACCTAACTGAAACGCTCCGCACCGCCACTGAGAACTTCAAAAGAGATCCCAATCAAGAAGCATAAACAAAAAACCCGGCGCGGTGGCCGGGTTCTGTGTCGCATTTAGCTTGGCTCGGTGTCTATCAAGCTCCGCCGTTTCCTCGCCCTGTTTGGGCATCCTGGTCAGACCCGGGATTCCCAGGAGGTGGATCCCAGTCTGCGGGCCTCTCGCCTTCGCCTTGCTTCGGCTCAGATTCAGCCTGGCCAAGACCCGAATCATGATCCTCGCCGGTGTCAGGAGCATCTTCATCTGGCCCTGGATATGGGGCTTCTGGCCCATTGTCGTCGTCAACCATAGCGTATCTCCTCTGTGGAGCGCAGGATCTGCGCATACAGGTGTGAGGGGTGGCCTAGCCAGGAAGTGCTATAGGAACGATGAGCGGGCAATCAACATCCGGCGCGATGGCCGGGCTTTCGCTGAGGTGTCGCGCTTGAAAAGCTGAACACGGTGCCATGAAAACAGAGCCATTCCATATGGACAACTCTTTTTTACGCGGCGTCCCTCACCCGCTCCAGGACGCAATCCACCCAGGCAACGCCGGCTTTTATCAGCTCGCGAGCCTTTCCTTCGCTCACGCCATAGTGACGCCCGACACGCACCGCAGCCCACTTTGCCCCGTAGTAAAGCCATATCATGTCGCCCATCTGCTGATCGCGCTTACACAGCCTGGCAACCGCTCCGTCGACGACGCCTGCCAATTCATCAGTGATGACGTAGGACTTGGTGGTGGCCGGCATCACTTCCCGCATGATCGCCCTCATCGGCGAGGCGTAGCTGGGAATGCCCATTCCGTCCATTCGCCACCAACCCCACTGTTCCAGCATGTACTCAGTATCGCCCAAGGGGCGCTGCAATGGCTTGCGAATCATCATGCTGCTTTCCTCGGGTCAGGGTCATTCAGGCCAAACAGGTCTCGAAGCAACCGGTCAGCGGCAGTTTTCTTTGCATTGCCCTCCAGCAGCCAGCGCTGACCGTAGTCATGGAAACCAATCTGCAAGCGGCTCGAGTGCCAACTCGCGACCATATCCAAAAGAGCCGCCAGCGCCGCCGGGCCGCCCATTTTTATCTTGGCCAACTCATCGCCGGCGACTTTCAAGAACTGGCACTCGACGTCGCTCATAGCTTTGCGCGGCAGTGCCGCTCCGACGTTACTCATGATTTGCTCTCCCCTTGATGCGGCCAGCGAAGGGGCGATTTGCTTCGACCTCCTCCTGCGTGGGCTCGCGGCCTGCAAAGTTGACGAAACGCCCGTACTGTCCTTGCTGCTGCACGACGCAGCTGCCAACCCGGGCGTGCCTGCATTTAGTCATGAGCATTTCGGTTAAGCCGTTTTGGCCTTCTTCGCTATCCATATCGCGATGAACCAAGATGATGCAGCTGGCATCTGCCTCCACTTCGCCCGAGTCACGGAGGTCACTCGACTGAGGTTTCTTGCCTGTGCGCTTCGTGGATTCCCTATTGAGCTGGGAAAGCAGCACCACTGGAACATCGAGCTCCTTCGAGATTCGCAAAAAGGCCTTGCTGATAGCGCCGACCTCTTCGCTGCGTGTCCTGCCCTTCGTTTCAGCTTTGACCAGTTGCAGATAGTCGACGACGATCCCGCCGAGACCGTGCTCGCGCTGGCACCTGCGCGCTTCTGCACGAATGCTGGACGGCGTTTGAACGGGATCTTCAACCACGAACAGTGGCGCACCGTTCGCTTGAGCAACCGCGCCCACCATCGATCGCCAGTCTTCGTCTCGCATCCCGCGTTTACTGGCAGGCTTTGAAAGGCGCTGCAGCTCAATACCGCCGAGCGAGGCTATTGCGCGAAGCCCGAGCTCCTCGCCAGGCATCTCCAGTGAAAAGACTAGCCACGGGTCATTCCTTTTGATCGCGTTGTACTGAGCCGCCTGTAGCGCGAGGGTGGTTTTCCCGCTACCGGGCAGGCCGCCGATGATGGTGATCTTTTTGGGACGTATCCCATCGACCAGTTCGTCGAGATCGGTCAATCCAAACGAAGGCCAGTCCGGTATCATGCCGAGGTTCTTATCGTTAACGGTGTTGGCGGCGTCACCCATCCACTCATCAAGGCGGCGATACTTTGGCTCGTCACCCTCAAGATCGCGCACGTCCGCCATTGCTTGCTGGGCGCTCGCGATGATCTCTGGAAAGGGCTTATTTGCGCTTGCCCCCTCCTCAATCTCCCGGGATACCGCGACCAGTTGGCGAAGCACGGCGCGCTCTTTTATCACCCGCGCGTAAGTCTTCCAGTTCGCCACCGACGGGACGTTGCGGGCGATATCACCGGCATAGCCAAGGGTGGTACTACCGCTCGGGAGCAATCGACGACTGATGGCGACTGTGACGACGTCGATAGGCATTCCCGCTTCGTGACAAGCCTGCGCTTCCTCAAAGAGCGCTGCGTTGTCGTCGAAGTAAAAATCGGCAGTGGTGAGGGCGCCGAAGATGTCGTCCACTAAGGTTTTGTCCAGCATGAGCGCACCAATCACGGCTTGCTCCGCTTCCAGGCTGAATAAATCACGCCCCTCGTTCATACGGCACCTCGCGCCGACGTCCAACTGAACCCAACGGCCTGGCCCCCGCCCTCGCGAAGTCGATCCAGGGCTCGATCTCCGATGTAGCGTCCCAGGTCAGCTGCAGCTAGGTTCGATACCAGCACGGTGGGTAGAACGAACTGGTAGCGCCGATCAATCACCTCGTGAAGCACACCCAGCTCATAGGCGGTCCCCGCCTGAGCCCCCACTTCATCGATAACCAAAAGATCAAAACTGGCGAGCTCATCCAGAATATCCCGGTCGGTGTATCCAACACCACGTTCCATTGCCCCTTTGAATACTCGAATGATCTCAGCTGCAGAGGCTATAACGGCCGTCGCCCGGTGCTCTCGAATCACGGCCTGGACTATCGCGCATGCCAGATGTGTTTTCCCGTTACCCACGTTTCCAGAGAGGATCAATGAGCGACCGGCCTCATAGTTCTCGTGGAACTGATCAACATAGCCCTCGCAAATCTTCAGGGCTTTCGCCATGGCATCCACACCTCCGGAGGTTCTGTAATTGCCGAAGGTGCAATTGCTGAACCGCGGCGTGATCCCCGAACCCACAAGCAGCTTGTTCAGTTCTTCGGCCTTCTTGCGGTTGCGAGCCTTAATATGTTCCTCGCTCTCTGCTGAAGCGATGTTCAACGCCTCCCAGTGGCAGTTCTTACATCCGCGCGCAAGCATGGAGCCATCGAACTGCTCGGTCTCTGAACTGCTCACCTGGCCATGCTTCGAGCATTCGATGTCGAAAAAGCGGACACGCGGCTGCGGGCAGAAGTTAGAAGTTCGCGCCATGTGCTACCTCCGGGTACTCAAGCGTATGGTTAGGCAGGCCGGTGTAGGCCGATTGCTTGGTGGGCGTAGTGGGTTTCAGGTGATCGGTCCATCGCTCTCCGTTCAGCCAGGTTGAAGCGTTAGGGACGTAGCGCCCATCGTCTTTGGTCCAGTCTTCGGAAAGGCAGTGACTGCCAAGAGCGGTGATGAGGGTCTGGTGTAGCTCACCGTTCGGTTTCAGCTTCGCCCAGGCTTTGGCAGCGTCCTTGCGTCCCTTCTTTTTCGGATACAACTTCCAGAACTGTTCGAACCCTTCTGGCGTATCTGAAGTGACCGTAGGTTTAGGTTCCTTGACTGGTTCGGAAGAGTGACTGGTTCTGGGGGCAGCTCCTGCCCCACCCCCTGGGTTATCTCCTGCCCCAGGTGGGTTATCTCCTGCCCCACCCCCTAGGTCAGGATCTGCCCCACCATCAAGCGACAAGTGAAAAACGTTCGACTGATTCAACTCGCCCTTCCGGCGGTACTCTCGACGAAGAAGGCCCGCCTTTTCCAACTCACGGATATGCAGCTTCACGGTGGAGCGTCCGATCTCACACTGGTCGGCGATATGTTGGTACGACGGCCAGCACTCACCCTGATCGCTTGCGTTATCAGCCAGCTTGATCAATACGAGCTTGCGCAACGGGTTGCCCACTTTGGTCTTCATGGCCTTGACCATTAACTCCATGCTCATAGCTCAAGCTCCCCAGTCACGCGACGGACGAAATCGTCGTAACCCTCCGCCATGATCAGGCCTTGGTCCTCCAGCGCCTCACGGTACGCTTTGGCGCTGCCATACAGCACCCAGCGCTCTCGCTCTGGGAGGGACCTGAACGACGCATAGCTGGGCCATGGACCGGCGATCACCGACACCGGACCTTTCTCTGCGGTTTGCGTTTGGAGACGGGTGTTCACTGCACGGTCTCCCCTACCGGAAATTGATCAACCTCGGGGCACAGAACCAGCGCCTCCAACTGCCGTTGCAGCACAGCCTGGCGGAGGGTGTCAGCGTCCATGCCTGTAAGGCGACGCACCAGCACGCGGAGGGCTATGCAGGCTTGGGATGCTTCGAACTTGGCGTCTTGCATGCAGTACTGGGCACTCTCCTCACTCCACAGGACCTCTTGCACCAAGTCCGTGCCAATCCAGGCTTTGTAGGCCAGTTGATCGTTGGTGAATCGCTCCATGTAGGCTTCGTCGATAACGGTGGCCAGCGGCGCCTCATGGGGTGGCTGATACTTATTCATTGCGTCCACCTTTCCCCGGCTCGCTTAGGTTGCCCACTACACCGTGCGACGCGCCTAAGTGCCGATGTTTCCAGCAAAAGTTACCGCTGAAGGTGCGCATCTGCTCGATGTGGCGCGCTATGTCACAGGCCAGCTCATTGTCGTAGCCGCCCATGGCCGGAATCACGAAGGTCAGCAGGATTTTCTCCAGCTTCCGGTGCTCCTCCCGGGCAAAGTTCATTGAGCACATGTCCCGCGCATCAATTACGGCGTCGTGCAAGAGCTCAGGTTCAACCGCGAGAAATTCAGATATCTGATGCGAGACGGCGACAGTGGTGACATCGGTGGAGAGACTCATTGATCGTCCTCCTGTTCCATCGGAGCAAACTCTGCCTCGCCGTTTCGCATGGCTCGTAGTCCCAGCACAGCTGCTTTGGCTATCTGCTGAGCGAATCCAATTTCCAAGCAGGTGGCGCGGCCTCCCATTCCTACGATCGCGAACTGGATCGCCTCGTACGCTTCGGTCTCGTTGAACGCAGCCAGCGAACTCACCTCCTGGTCAACGAAAGCCATTCCCTTCTCCCAATCCGAAGCGACACCTGGATTGTCCCTAGGCCAGTTGATGAGGCGTCCTTCCGAGTCACGCGCAGTAAAGCTAAGATCATCGCGAGTACGCACAAGCGGAAATTTAATCGTTGCCAGTACGCGAGCTTGTTCATTACGAATTGCTTGTGCCATGATTAGTACCTCTGCGAGATGTGTTGTCCTGGTTGCACAGGACGATTGATGAACCCGGTTCCCGCCGGGTTTGTTGCTTTCTGGGCCGAGCAAAATTCATTCGCCGGCCATTCACGCCGCTTTCACCGACTCCTCCAACACCAGCAAGCTTTGCCGCACATGGCTGACTTCACGTTGGATTCCTGCTTTCTCGATCTGCGTTACACGCCCATCTGCCATAGCGTCGTGTACAGCACGAGAGACATCACCCGACTCAGCTGCCAAATGAACCAATGCTTGAACCAGGCTGACCCCGTCAGGCTTAACCTGCGGCACCAGTGCATAGCCCAAGGCATTCGCCAGAAGCTGCAGCGGCTCAGGGTTCTTGCTGTGCACCAATATTTGTAAAAAATGCTCCAGATTTAGCCGATGCGAATCGTCGTTTGGGTTGCTGCGGTTGAGCAGAGCGGTGTGACTCATTCCCATCAGGTGAGCCAACTGCTTTGGCCCCGCATCAAGCACTGCCTCATGAATTGCGCGATGTACTTGTTCCATTCGGGAAACCTCTTGGCGGTTGTCGTGGCGGTACATCCTGGCTATGAACGAAACTTTGCTCATCGGATCAGGCGACAGATTGCGCAGAGCCAGTGGATGAACTACGCAGGTACGCCCAATCAATGTCAGGTCGTAGGTCTTCGCAGACCACCGCCCTCTTCGTTTCGCGCTCGAGCTTGATAGCGAGGGCGGGGTTGGCACGACGAAAGCCGAGAGCAACCTGCCTGAGTTGGCCCACACTGGTGTCGCAACGCTTAGCCAGGGAGTCCAGCGAAACGGCGTCCAGAGAGCGCATGAGTTCAATTAGCGTCATGGTGTTCCTCCTAAGAGGCTTTACATTACATATTGCTAAATTAAATAGCAATAGCATTTTATAATTTACTGTTTGCTAACGCAGGGACAATATCCGCCCATGGATATGAAAACTCTTCGGGTCGAAGCGCTGCGGCGCGTAATCGGCCCACTCAGTCAGAAAGACTTCGCCGACCAGCACGATCTGGACGCATCCTATTTGTCCCAGATCCTCAACGGGCACAGGGGTTTGGGCGAGAAAGCGGCGCTCAATCTCGAGAAGAAGATTGGCCTAGCGCCAGGTGTTCTGGTCAACCCGGGTGGGTACGGTGCGAATGTCATCGAAGGCGAGTTCTCTCGCCAGGATGCTGTGCGTGACCAGTCGCCGGCCTATCAGGCCATGCAACAAAATGCTTCGCCTAAGGCGATCGCTGTTATCGAGAAACTAGCCAGAGCCGCGGCGAAGGGAAGACTCAAGGAGTCGGACTTGGTGTTGCTCGAGGGCATTGCAGGCCTACTAGAGAAGGCTAACGCCGATCGGCCTTGAGCCAGACGCAAAGAGCCTGGCGCGAGGCCGGGCTCTTTTCACTGTTACGTCAGCAAGTCCTCTTCCCTGCTCTGCCACATCGCCTGAAGCTTGGTCAGCCCCTTGCCAGTGATCAGCGTCGAGCACGTTGGCACCGCGCCGTCTATTGGATGCTCGAAGGTGCCCAGCTTCACATCGAGCAGGCCGGCCTCGATCTTCGCCTGGTACGGCTCGTTCGACCGAGTCACCCACCCCTTCTGCCGCATGAACTGCAGCAGTCTGGTGCGGCCGGTACCGATGATCTTCGCGGCCTGGGCGGCGTTGTACGTCTTGTGCGACACCGTGACCATGTCATGGAAGGCTACCTTAGGGGCGTCCCGCCCAACCTTCGCCTCCAAAAGATGGTTCTCTTTGGTCAGTTCGGTGTTGTCTGCTTCCAGGGTGACAACCTTGCGGACGTTATCTGTCAGCAAGGCCAGCAGAACTTTAGGATCGTTGAGAATTGCAATATCGAAAGCAGGCTTGGCGTGAGCCATGCGCCAGAACTCTTTTACCAGTCGCTTTTTGAAGTCGCGGACGATGCCGCTGTTGCGCATGTAGGTAAGGAGCAATGTCGATTGCTGCTCATTGAGTTTCGCAATCTCCCTTGCTTGCTGGCCGCCAGCCGTTTGAAAGGTCTGGATTTCAAATCCGACCCCTCCAAACTCTTCCATGTCAGCTTGGTAGGTTCGGACCAGCTTGATAACGCTGGCATGATCCACTTCGCATCCTGCCGCGATGGCGAGTGTGGTTGTCACTGCCTCGCCATCTACAAGGCTAACGATTTCGGCACGCGACACGTTTTCAGAGTTCGCAAAACGTGTCGCGCTACCAGAAAGCTGCTCGGATTGAATGACTGAAGTATTCATCGCACTCTCTCCAGACCCTCGTGAACAGAATCGATCACAGCCTTCGCGGAAACCACTGCTCGAAGAAACGACCAGGCGTTGATACACGGAATATCGTCGCTCCCCATCGCCATGAACTCGAGCTGCCCCTTAAGCTCGCTCAGGATGCAGGAAGCCTCGTTAAGAGCGTCCTCTGCCGGTACGCCAGGACGAACAGCAAACAATTCTTGCCTATCACTGTTGCAAGGGGTGAAGGAGCAATCAACGGTCACTGGCCCTTTAACAGCGCCAGCATTGAGTTTTTCGTTTACTTCGGTATGCTTATTCATGACGATTTCTTCCTCGAAGCTGATCTCGTTTCCCGAAGCCCTGACGAATCTCACCTCGTCGGGGCTTCTTCGTTTCAGGCTATGGCCTGCTTGTTTGAATTTCCCGCCACTTGAAACCCTCTTCAATCAACTGTTCAAGCTCTGCATTCAGGCTGCGGCGATGTACTACAGCAGCCTCCCTCGCCCGCGCCTTAAGCTGCTCGTCAATCCGCAAGCTGTAGGGGGCCACCTTGTGCGCGTTTTTCATACCTTTCTCCGCATCATTTGTGGACTCATATTAACTCAACCAAAAAAAGAGTCAAGTTGACTCATTGAGTCTTTTTGATTCATTTCGCATACTGCCCTTAATACAAAACTCAGGTCAGTCATGAACGATCGCCACGCCATATCCCCCTATCCCATACGCATGCCGAGCGAGCTTCGTCAGCGGCTGGATGAAAGCGCCAGGCAAGGCTCTCGCTCGTTGCACGCGGAGATTATCTCCCGCCTTGAAGAAAGCTTTACATCACATCGCGCCGAGTCAATGGGTATAGGTGAACTCATTGATATCCTCATAGAAACGGGTCGGAAAAAGGGGCTTTCTGTTGAGGTGAGCATCGTCCCAGATGCTGAAAATAGTGACGACGCCCCCCCTCCTCCGATGCGGATGACCACCAGCATCAACAAGGACGCACTGCTTTTAAGTCTTGATGAGACACATCGAACGAAAGATGGGAGCCTGTCCAATGAGAAGATCAGCGAAGCACTGAAACGAGCGTTCTTCGCACTTGGAGAGCTTGATCAAATGGTTGGCTTTACCGCGACTCCAAAGGGCCCCAAGCTTCGGAAGCGCTATCCAAAGGAATGACTCCGCACCCTTCTAGTCATTTTCAGAATACCTTTGCGCCATAGATGCGCATCTCATCGTCATACGCAGCCTCACCCATTCTTGGACCTCAGCCAAAACAAATCCAACAGGTGAGCCGCGAGTATTGGCGTTACTTAGAGGAACAGGCCGTGGGAATGTTGGATCGGCTTTCAAGCGTTTGTAGATCGTCGAGCGTGCTAGGCCGGTGATCTTCTCGACCTCGGGCATACGAATGACGGTATTGGCTATCTGTAAAGCATTTCGATCTATTAATTCGGACATATCTGTTTCCTGCCATTGATTGGGACTGGAAACAGATTAAGGCTCAAGTTACTTGTCAGGAACACCTGACATACTGACATGACACTATGTCAGGTTGTTATGTCAGCCTTTTGGAAGATCGTCAGGCTTGATGGCTGCCGCTAGCTCTGCAAGCTTTCGAGCGTTCTCTCCAGTACGAGCAGCCAAGAATGTCCCGACTGTCTTTTGGATGCCATAAGGTGCAGGTTTCGATCTGTCGTGATCCATCCAATAAGCCAGTGCGGCGTCGCGCATGGCTTCTAGCTGTTTAGTGGCATAAGGAAAAGTCAGGCCCTTTTTACCGCCCTCAGCAGCTAATCTTGCATTGGTCATTCCACGTCCAGAGCGCGCCAACGCTAATTCCTGTCGGCACTCTTCTAACGCCAACTCGGCCTGTTCTGCTCGTTTTTCCGCCTCAAGCCGAGCCATCACCTCCTCCCTAAGGTCACTATTAAGAAACCCTTGAAGCTCTACTACTCGTTCTAACTCTTTAGTAGCACTCAACAAATCGTCTTGCTCAATGTTTTTCGCTTGACGAAAAGGCCAGTCCAGTGAGTTGACCTTACACCAAGATCTGACATCGTCATGTGAAACCTCCCAAAGGTAGGCTTGTTCACGAGTATCGTCGACCTTACCCACAAGCTCTCCATGCCTTACAGAGTCAATAAACAATGCCATATATCGGTCATATTCAAGGTCATCGGCCCCATCGAGAGGACCGTTATATGCTGGATCTATCCCACATAAAATCTTGACAACCTCTGCAGCAGAAAACATTCGTCTGCCAACATAAAGCTTATGCCAGCGCGGCGCAGAACCTCCTATTCCGTACCAACTATCAGGCAGGGCAAAACCCAGCTGTTTCAGCTTTGGAATAATATCCTTTTCCTTAATAAAGAGGTTACTGTAATCAGAATGGAATATCATCTGGAAACTGCTCCTCCAGCCTATAGTTAATAGTTACATTAAAGTCATTATTTTCACTAGCTTCAACAAGCGCAGCATCAGCCATTTTAAATAAATCCTTAGCAGAGAAGCCTTCCATTTTATATGTGGTAATTCGATGCTCTGCTATAACAGAGGCAATAGCCAGGGCCGCCTCGCCATGGCTGCACTCATTGGACTCCGAAACACCAACTATCAAATCTTTTAACGATATATATCCTGCCTTTTTGCCGGCCAAATAACTTTTTACTACACTCATACCCCCTCCATGTCGGTTAGGGAGTCAGATTTACGGGCTATGGTGAAGCTCGCAACTCCCCCTATGCCAGAGTTAGCTGCCTATCCAACCAGCAATAGCAGCCAGTCTATCTAGTCCGTTAGCAAAATGTAATAGCCCTTCTGCCCATAGTAGGCACACAACCAGGACAGCCGCGATGAAAGGCATTGAGGCCGACACCTGGGATCGGTACAGTCAGCAAACCGCTGATAAAGCACGGAGCCAGCATGAACAAAAAGGACGTGGGTCGTAGGGCTCTATTGATGCTGGCGCTGCTGGCCACAGCGGCCCCGGTGCTTGCACGGGGCGGCCGGGGTGGAGGTCGAAGCTCGGGCCGGGGGCGAAGCTCAGGACGCGGTCGCGGAGGCGTTGGCGGAGTTATATTTTTTCTGATCATCGGCGCCGGTTTCGCTATCTACGCCTTCTTTAGTGGACGATCTAAAGCACAGGATCGTAGAGAACGTGAGGCGGCCCTGGCCTTGCTTCCACCAAAACCACCTGCATCAGAATGGGCCCAGCGCGGGCTTTGCCCCCTCTGCGGAAACGACGTCGTTCAGCGCACAGCTCAGAAAGGGCGCTACGCTGGCAGGACATTCTTTGGCTGCTCTCGATACCCACAATGCACAGGAATACGGAAGACCGTCTCGACGTCAACAACATAGCCCGTTAGCTGGCGTGGTTCGTTTAAGTGGGATATTGATACTGCCTAACTCAGGAGACGATATGGACACGAATAAGCTGCTAAAAATTTTGATAGCGACCAATCTGATTACGTTGATATTGGCTGGTGCGTCCGCATACTTCGCCATGGAGGCTAGAGACTCCGCTGATTACGCATACTCAGCTGCCGACTCTGCCAGCAGCTATGCGAGCGACATCCAAGATATGCTCAAAGTAGATGACTCCATCGCTACTCTCTGATGCATTGGCCGGCGTGATTCGAATTTGTGATCTGCTATCAATTGAGGTAGGACCAGATGAATAAAATAGATTGGAACGTTGAGAAAAATAAATCTGCAGTGGCTGGATTTACAGTCTTTATTCTCATTTTTATTTTAGCCCTTTATCTTTTACAACTTACAAAACTTTCGGGCGCTGAGTTTGTAGCTTTAATCATCGCATTCGCAATTATTGGTTGCGCAATCGCCTTCTCATCGGAAATCCAAGAGTTTTCAGTTGTAGGCAACGTGGTAAAGTTTAGAGAGATTAGAAAGGATGCTGAAAACATCATAGAACAGCTTAAGCTAGCTAGACTAGACATCTTAAAATATTCGTTGGCAGGTGTTATAGGGGATCGCCGCTACGTAGATCAAAAACTAGCCGCTATCGACCTGAGAATAGAGCGCTATTTTCTGATGGTGCAAATTGCGGAAAAACAAAAAGTTGCTGAGCAAATGTCATTTGACTTGGCACAATCCGCAGAAATACTGCTCACAGCAATTGTAAATCACTTGCGGGAGCGGATGATCGAGGCGACGATAAACTTAGACGCTGACAGGATCTATACAGCGGTAGAGCTTGCTGCAATATTCTTGGAAGAAAAAAATTTAATCAACTCTAACCGGGAGTTGGAGCTCGAAGCCTTTAAAGGTCAGATTATTGAGACTCTTGAGGTATATGCAAACCTGTTCAACCTCTATAAAAAATATTTACCAGCCAAGATCGATTAATTGCCCAGAAAAGCCAGCTCAGAGGAATAATATGACGAGTATTGCGCCGCTGAAGGCCTATCACCGCGCATATCTAAAAGCGCTCTCTATCCATAGGCAGTGGGATTATGGAGACGAGGCAGAGCTGCTCCGCCTATCCAGCGAGCTTATCCAAACGGTCAGTCCTCTGATTGATACTGTTAAACCCGGATGGGAGAGATCAGAACAACTTCGGAGGCACTTGAAGTGCGTGAGGAAATTCCTTAAAGATGGTGAGAAAGAATCGGCAAAGACCGATATCAATGATTTGGTATATGTTGATTTGCCAAGTCTGCTCACTGAGTTACTGCTTCAAGCAGAGACATAATTTAGGCCGCCAGCGCAGCGTCGTGGAATACGTCCATCTGCCCGCGCGGTCGAGCCAGGCGGCGCCCTCCTGTACTGGTTGCTAATGGTGATTTGAATCCCAGGAGTGATACGTTCGATCTCCCCCGCCGCCTGCTGAGGCCAGCGCATGTCCGCATTTGAAAAACGGTATCCCCGCGAGTCATTCACCAAGAAGCTGATCCGGATCTGCCAGAGGCTTGATGAGTGCTTTGCCCGCACCATCACGCACAAGGACATCTATGGCGAGTTCACTGGTGAGATCGAAATCACCTCGGTCTGGGTCGTGGGATCCTATGTCCGGGGCGCAATGACGTGCGGCGACTTGGACCTGGTAATAGGTGTGCAAACCAAGGGGCCCTTACCCACCACCAGGGTCTGGGCCAGGTCCTTCTTCGGCGCCCCTTCCCTGGTTCGCTACTACCCAGGCAATCCAATCGAGAACGCATCAGGTGTAGCGTTCCCAGAGGCACTCCCTATCTGGTCAGGCCCAGGATGCGATTGGATGTCAGCAATCGCATCAATTAAAGCTGATCCTCATGCTGGCCGAGCTGCACGGGAGACCGATGTTATTCCACTCCGGGACGAACAACTGCGCACCTACAACAATGAATATCACGAAGCAGTGGATATGCAGCGCGATGGTCTTTGGGAGTGGGAACTCATAGAAATTGGAGAGGAGATGCTCGCCCTCTTGCCAGCCGAGGACAATGCCGATGATGTAGCGTACTTCAACCGTTGCAAGCCTATGATGGGACGTAAATCGCAGGAGCTCATCCCAGCGATCATCAAATTGATGCGAGCGCATGAGCCGTTCGGGTCCTGGTCCTCTGTTGACAGTCACCCGTCGAGTTTCAGGTGTGGGGGCTCCGAACTGCATCTAGGCCGCCCCGCCCTCCCCATCAACTTCTTCGACTATGCGCCTTGGGTACGCCAACTGGTCCTAATCCCTCACATCAGCGGCAGAGGGCCAAACGGCGCCTGGGTTATCCGGCGCGGACTAAAGCACCCGCAGCGCAAAGCACTGGAGGGGAAGCACGCTTATTACCTGGCGACATCGGGGCGGCCGGACACAATCATCTACCGCCATCACTCCAGGTTCCGGTCCTCAGTAGGAATTGATTTATTCAATCTACAAAAGGAGGCGCGACGCATCGCTGACGAGCTCGCCGCCGAAGGTTTAGAAGGGCTAGAGATCGTCAGGGCCCAGGGATACGATCTGCACGCCCTCCTCGGTTTCGTTGACATCGTAGAGATCGGCGATAAGCAAATTGCGATGACTCACAAAGGAGCCAGTTATCTGGAGAAGGATAGAGCGACCTTCGAGGAGCTGGTCGCCGCATTTCCTGCGCCCTGAGGCAACGGCCCGCACTAGGCCGTCTCCAGCTATCGGTTAAAGCGCTCAACGAGCGAGTACTGTGTGGAGGCCGTCTTAGTCAGCTCCTTGTTGAGATTTGCCGATTGGTTCGCCTGCTCAGAGGTTTGATCGGCCAATTGGGAAATCGTCGTGATGTTACGACTGATCTCTTCGGCGACGGCTGTTTGCTCTTCTGTGGCGGCAGCAATCTGCGTGGTCATTTCAGTGATGTTTGAAACTGCCTCACTAATGCCTAGCAAGGCCTTGTCGGCCTCAAGTACCCAAGAAACGCCTTCTTGGGCCTGACGATGACCGCTCTCCATAGTTTGTACTGCGGCGCTGGACGACACTTGAAGCTTAGTGATCAGGTCATGAATCTGAGTCGTTGACTGCGAAGTGCGCTGAGCGAGTTGCCGAACCTCATCCGCAACTACGGCGAATCCTCGCCCCATGTCACCTGCGCGCGCCGCCTCGATAGCTGCGTTCAATGCCAACAGATTGGTCTGATCAGCGATACCTTTGATCACATCGACGACCGTACCTATTTCGCTGCTGTCCCTTGCCAACTGCGAGACCGTTAGACTTGTCTCGCCAACAACCACAGAAAGGCGTTCTATAGCCTCCCGGGTATCCCGAGCGACATCACGGCCTCGACCGGTCAGCAAGTTGGCTTGTTGTGTGGCATCGGCTGTTCTCTGAACGTGGCTAGCAACTTCCTGAGTGGTCGCAGCCATTTGGTTGACTGCAGCAGACACCTGTTCGGTTTCTATGCGCTGGCGATGCAAACCTTTTGAGCTACCAGTAGCGAGTACGTCAGATTGCTCGGCTAGGGCACTCAGTTGTTCGGCAGTATCTTGCAATCGTGTCAGGCAAGTCTTCAGGCGCGACGTCTGACTGACAAAGGCTGCTTCTAGGCGAGCTTCTGGTCCGCTCGAATCGCTGTACATCTGAGCGATCAGCGAGTCTGAGGTAGAGGGTTCAGCCATCTGCAACAGACGCATAGTGCCGCGGCTCCGCCAACGCGAAGAAAGCAATCCGACTGGCACTGCTATGCCTATAGCTATGGCTATGGCAACAAATGCGCTGAAGAACAATCCTAAAGCGGAACCTGCCAAACCTATGACGACATAGGGCAGACAATCTATTAATGCGGGCAGCCAGTGGTCTCGGCGAGGAACCGCCGGTTTCCCCCTGCTGATTCGCTGATAAAGGGATTCAGCGCGGCGTATCTGATCAGCGGTTGGTTTTACTCGAACCGATTCGAATCCCACTACCTGGCTGCCTTCAAATATTGGCGTGACGTAGGCGTTAACCCAATAGTGATCACCATTTTTGGATCGGTTCTTGACGATCCCCATCCATGGCCGGCCTTGCTTGAGAGCAGCCCACATGTGGGCGAAAACGGCAGGAGGAACGTCAGGATGACGGACGATATTTTGCGGAGCACCAATCAGATCGGCTCTCTGAAAACCGCTGATCTCTACAAAAGCATCATTGCAGTACGTAATCACCCCCCGAACGTTTGTGGTCGAGATGAGCTTTTGCTGAGATGCGAGTGCGATCTCACGCTGTGTTACCGGTTGATTATTTCTCATTCCGACGGCTCCTTGGTTCCTTTAGAAGCCATCGGCCAATAAGTGAGTAAGCTGAGTCTATTTATGAGAAAAAAAACACTGTGCCAACGGCTGGCGAAGCACAGGCAACCGGCGTTCAATAACGCTCATAAACTGGAGGGAATGGCGGCTTGCCCAAATCTCTTGAAGAGCCTGACCACCGAATGGAGACAGAGCAGCAGCACGACGGACGGCTTAAGGGAGCTGTAGAGACGACCTGGTAGATCAGGGACAATAAGCCCGGCGCTGGGCCGGGCTTCCTGTGCTGAAACTATCGGTTAAGCGGCGGCGCTTCTACGTTTCATTGCAATGGCAATTGAACGTAGAACGCTCTCGTTGGCGTTGACTAGGCGCAGATGAGACGTGACATAACTCACCCCCTTCTCCAGAACCATGACGCCAAAGAGCTCATCCGCAAATGATTCAGAAATCGAATGTACGTTCCCCAAATCTATTGTGAATTTTGGGCCGTTTTCTAGCTGGGCGAGAATCGCCCGGCGCTCCTGAGCGGCCAGGTTTCTTGATGCGAGATCCGTTCTCTCAAAGGTATAGGCTTCCATAGTTAGCCCCTCAGTTGGTTCATAATGTCATCTATATCGGCAGACGCCGGGGTCGCCTGAGCTTGGGCCATCTTCGACTCTTGAAGGGTCAGCGAAATTGCGACACCCTTCCAAGCGAATTTCGATTCCGTAAAACTCAAATGCCCCTTCTCGAGCTGCAAAATAGCCGTTCCAGACACAATGTATAGCTCGGCTTCGTAACGTTTTGCTAGTGAAATTAATTTTGCAAGCCCTAGACCTTGATGATGATTGCCATTCGTCACGCTTCTGGTGCCAACAGCACCACCAAATGGCGAGTCCCCCACATGGCCCTCAGGGAGCGCCTGGCCCCAATCGTCTAGGTGCTGGGCAAGCTTGCTAGAGTTACCTTCTTGAATACACCACTCAAGTGCTTCGCGATCTGTCGATATCCCATACTTTCGAGCGATGCCCGACGAAAGTAGTTCCCCTAAAAAACCTAGCCCAGTGTCCGCCAGGGCAAACTCTATTACGCCTTTCTTGACGGATTTTGCTCGCTGCGCAGCAGAAAATCCCCGCTCCATGCCGTGAGACCAAACGTTGTCATGCAGCTCCCCGACGACGTGCATGAGCTCCTTGAATGCCTCGCTCTCCTTATAATTGAAGTAGGGAGAGTTTGCGGCCATTTTCCGAAGACACCCATTTATCTGCTGGGTAGCATCGTCTACGGCGTCTTTGGAGTCTAAATGTGTAAGAGGGGCGTTGTAGGCGCCCGCCTTGCTCCTGGCTTGAGCATAGTCGTCTTCCCCCCAAAGCGCTTTAGACAAGCCCATAGCGCTGAAATAGCCGGCATTGCGAGCGTCTACAAAAGTCACCGCTGCCTTGGGAATGTTATAGCGTCTTAAATGGGCAGTCAGGACGACAATGTAACCAGGAGAGTAATAATCTGATCGAAGCTTCAAAGGCTTTCCAGCAGATACCCTCTTCCCGATACGACCCATAAAATTCACTGCTTGAAGAATCCCTGACAACCTACCTCTCCTATGGCGCTAGCTCCCGGCGTACTTTGCAGTCCGGATTTTTCAAATAATGCCGTTATGCCATTAGGTCTGCAACGGTATTCGATCGGATGCTTACGAGCGAGCTCAAAATGGTTGCTCAAGCCAAGCTCGCGACTCCCAGCCAGCGAACCAACGTCACACCTTTCGCCATAGCATTGTTGCTGCCGACCAAGAATGGGGGGACACCCCTTCATTCAAGGGGAGCAACAGATATTTAGCAAATTGAATTGTAACTTTATTTAGCTTTTGCTAATTTATTTTTCTCTCCTTCGCCGCCCAGGTGACCGAGACACCAATCATCTTTTGCAAATGCCTATTACGCGGCCGGGATCCGCTCGACTTGGAGAAAGTTATGACACAAAAACGCTTGTCGGCCACACGACTGTTTGAGGTGCTGATGTTCATGTTCGTCTACGTCGCACTCACGGTTGCCTGGTTTGTCTTTGCCGCGCCGGAAATGCTCAGCAGCAGCTCAACAGGGGCAGTTCTGATCGGCTTCGCTGGCTCAGTCCTGTGGCTTATCTGCACCACCTGCGTCGTCGTCCACATCCTCAACAAATGGCATTCAGCCGAGACCAAGGAGAAGCAACCATGAAGCGATACGACTCCCGCACCGCTGACAAATTCGTGGTGCGCCTGCCGGACGACATGCGAGCTGATGTGGAGGCCCTGGCGGTCTTCGAAGACCGCAGCATGAACAGCGTGATTGTTCAGGCTATCCGGAATCACCTAGACAGCAATCGGCGCCAAGAGCTGATGCTGGATGCCCTAGCCGATGCACTCGAGCGGGCCGCTTCAAGGAACAACTCCAATACAGATCCGCGCGGACTACCTATCAAAGCCACCCCCGTCGCCCCCTTCGTAGAAGAAACGGCGGTGCAGCCATGACAGCCACACCGCCCCGGGACAGCCGGCCTGCTCTTCATAACGAATTCAACCAACTCGGCTCCCGCCTGGCTCGCTTCGGCCAGGCCATGCAGGAGCCCAGCACCACGGTTAGCGAACTGATGCAGTTGGCCCAGGCCTGCGGAATCAACCTCAAGTTGAGCATAGTGACTGAATCGGAGGGATGATCAGATGGCTAAAACAGTCCTGCGCGTCCGTTTAGGCGCCATATCGTTTTACCTGAACACTGAGTCTTCTTCTCCGGGTACCGGGCACAGGAACCGTTACCGCCTGTTCAAGACCGATAACTGCGGACGGGACAAACTGGGGTGGCTCCAGGTCGGCTCGATGGCGGGGCAGGAACTGATCGCACTCGATACCGATCGGTCCCGATTCGAAGCGTGCGAGAAACTGTTCTCGAGCAAGAAGCCTCATCAATACGGGCAGTACGGCGATATACGCGGCCAGCCAGGCAAATGGGAAGGTGAGGCGTTCCCGCTTCGCGTGGCAAATAGGCCATGACGCGAGACAAATCACGAACACCGAAAACGTATCGCAAGACAAATTCGAAGATAGAGCCGAGCACGGCCTGGAGCATCATCATGGCGAAAGTCATTGCCCAAATTACGGTAAAGCTCCCCCGCCTCATGGAGGTGAGCGAGTACAGAAAGCTGAGGTACGCCGGCGGCAAGCCAAGCGTCCAGCAGCTAAAGAAATGGATCGAAGAAGGCGAAGTGATCGGGGAAATAAAAGGCGGGATGTATTTTGTGGACCTGCAGGCAGCGGTAACGGGATCAAATGATCCACTGCTGGCGAAGATGATGGAGGTAGTCTGATGGCTCCCCCGCGCGCCAGGACCATCAAGAACCGGAATCTGCCCGCCAATCTGTACCCTAACGGGAAATACTGGCAGTACAAAAATCCGATCACAGGGAAGAAGACCAGCATCAACAAGCCGATGGCAGAGGCGATAAAGCTTGCCAACGCCGCCAACGCCAAGCTGTTGCCGCTGCTGGCCGACGACGGCTCCCTGTTGGCGATGATCACCGGTGAGGCGGCGCCGAAGTTCAGTAGTTGTCTGGAACGCTTTGAAAAGGATTGGCTGGGCACGCGGAACTATGCTGAGCGAACGCTGAAGGAAATCAAGTTCAAGCTGGCCCGGTACCGGGAGGATCTTGGCGATCTGATGATGGGTCAGTTGGACGTGCTTACAGTGGCCGAATACCTGGACGGCTTCGAGAACAACGCCTACACCAAGCACCGCGGACTGCTCGTCCAGATCTTTGCATTTGCAGTGGCCAAGGGCCTGTGCGAGCGAAACTCGGCCGAGCTGACCCTGGTAAAGAAAGAGGCCGAGAAGAAGCGCCAGCGGCACACTGTCGAGGGCTTGAACACGATTTTGAACTACGTGGGAACACCGGTCTGGCTGAAACGCGCCATCAGGCTGGGGCTGCTGAGTCTGCAGCGGCGAGAAGATATCGTGATGTGGCCGAAGTCGGCCGTCGACCTTGAGCAGAACACCATCAAGGTTTCGCCCGGGAAGACGCAGAATTACGGAAAGCCCGTACACCTGGAGATTGCTATGGGCCCGGATTTGCGTGAGGTCGTTGCTGAGTGCATGCGGTCACCGGTCGTTTGTCCGTACCTCATCCACTATTCCCCGAAGGCCCGAAAACGCGCGCAGTTGGATGCCAAGCTCCACTGGAACGCGGTAACGCCAGACTACCTGACGAAGTCATTCGCTCAAGCGCGCGATGATTCTCACGCTTACGATGACATCCCGGCCGGCGAGCGCCCAACCTTTCACGAGATCCGGGCGCTGGGCGCGTGGCTATACGAGCAGCAGGGTTTTCCGCAGGAATATATCCAAGGACTGATGGGGCACGCAGACATCAAGATGACTGAGCACTACCTGGCTGGCCATGGCGATGATGCGGTGGTGTACATGAAGGTGAGCGCAGACCTGAAGGTGTGATCGGTGGTCGTTTGCCCAAAATATTCCCAAAATTTGCCCAAGGGCAGAAAGCAAAAAGGGGCAACCGTTTCCGGTAACCCCTTCTAGACCGCCCAGCAGAGCGGATTTTGTTTGGTAGGCGCGATTGGACTCGAACCAACGACCCCCACCATGTCAAGGTGGTGCTCTAACCAACTGAGCTACGTGCCTGCTGTGAGGCGGCATTCTACGGAATTCCAAAGGGGTGTCAACACCTTTTTTTCACCTAACCCTATGAATATGCAAAATATTTAATTTCGCCCACGCGACGAAGATATTGCAGTGGCTGGCGGCCGATTTTTATCTCGGGTAGGATCGGCGCATTCGTAAAAAATATAAAACAGAGGTTGCAGAATGGCGAACACATCCTACCCAGCGTCCTATTATGCCGCGTCGGCCAACCCGGCTCCGTCGCGCCCAGCCCTGCAGGGTGAGGTCGAGACGGATGTGTGTGTAATCGGTGCGGGGTACACCGGCCTGTCCTCTGCGCTGTTCCTGCTGGAAAACGGCTTCAAGGTCACCGTCCTTGAAGCGGCCAAGGTGGGCTTCGGTGCGTCGGGTCGCAACGGTGGGCAGATCGTCAACAGTTATAGCCGTGACATCGATGTGATCGAACGCAGCGTCGGCCCTCAACAGGCGCAATTGCTGGGCAATATGGCGTTCGAGGGCGGACGGATCATTCGGGAACGAGTGGCCAAGTATCAGATTCAGTGCGATTTGAAGGACGGTGGCGTGTTTGCCGCCCTGACCGCCAAGCAGATGGGCCACCTGGAGTCGCAGAAGCGCTTATGGGAGCGTTTCGGGCATACCCAGCTGGAGTTGCTGGACCAGCGTCGCATTCGCGAGGTGGTGGCTTGTGAGGAGTATGTTGGCGGCATGCTGGACATGAGCGGCGGGCATATCCATCCACTGAACCTGGCCTTGGGTGAAGCAGCGGCCGTCGAGTCGCTCGGCGGGGTCATCCATGAGCAGTCACCTGCAGTGCGTATCGAGCGCGGCGCCAGTCCCGTCGTGCATACGCCTCAGGGTAAGGTCAGGGCCAAGTTCATCATCGTGGCCGGCAATGCTTACCTGGGCAACCTGGTGCCGGAACTGGCTGCCAAATCCATGCCGTGCGGCACCCAGGTGATCGCGACCGAGCCACTGGGGGACGAGTTGGCCCACAGTCTGTTGCCGCAGGATTACTGTGTCGAGGACTGCAATTACCTGCTCGACTACTACCGACTGACCGGCGACAAGCGCCTGATCTTCGGGGGTGGCGTGGTGTACGGCGCCAGGGACCCGGCGAACATCGAGGCCATCATCCGACCGAAAATGCTCAAGGCGTTTCCTCAGCTCAAACAGGTGAAGATCGACTACGCCTGGACCGGAAACTTCCTACTGACGTTGTCGCGTCTTCCTCAGGTCGGGCGCCTGGGGGACAACATCTACTATTCCCAGGGCTGCAGTGGCCATGGCGTGACGTACACGCACCTGGCAGGCAAGGTCCTGGCCGAGGCGCTACGTGGTCAGGCTGAGCGTTTTGATGCGTTTGCCGACCTGCCCCACTACCCGTTCCCCGGCGGCCAACTGCTGCGTACGCCGTTTGCGGCGATGGGTGCATGGTATTACGGGCTGCGGGATAGACTTGGGTTCTGA